AAATTCCCGTTCTACTTCAAGGCTGGTTCCTACGTGATCGACAACGAAGGCCCGGTAACCGAAGGCGGCTGGGTAGTGTACGAGTCTTTCGACGTGTTCAACGGCGCGTTGCAACCCTAAAATCCAATCAGCCCCGAGCTGACTGACCAGATCCTGGAAGAGTCCAAGTCAGGCTTCCCTTACTGACTCTTCCAACTGGCCTAATCAAAAAATCCACCATGCCGCATCCGGCCACGGAGGGCGGCGCCTGCATGGAGAAAGCCATGAGCAACTACAACTGCGACTACGTTCGCCGACACTACGACGTACCGGCTGAGATTGGGCGGCGCGTGATCGCCAACGGGGAGCCGGGCGTAATCATCGCCGACCGTGGCCACTATATCGGCGTCATCCTCGACAGCGACCCGAAGAAGCGCATCCGCAACTACCACCCAACTTGGGAGATGCGGTACAGCGAAATGGCCGAAACGCTGCCGCTGAAGCGCTACCAGGTGCTCGTCGCCGGCTGGGGCTGGTGGGACATCACCAATCGAACAATTGTCGATGTGTTCGCCAGCACACCTTCGCAAGCCAAGTACAAGGCTTACGAGCGGTGCGAGTACCACGACATCGAATGCATGTTCGGCTTCAAAGTTCGCCGGGCCTGACCCTACGGCGCTGCCCGCCAGCGCCTTCCCCTATGCCAGCTTTACTGCCACTTGAAGGGAAACCGCAGCAGCTGCAGCCAATGCGGCGGCGCTATTCCACCGAGCTTGAGCGCTCAGCGTCTTGATGAGATCCGCGTCATTCACGACGATGCCTTTCCAGTACTCACCATCCGGCTTCCCTTTCAGCTCATCGGGTGGATCAACCTTCACAAGCGCGGCGACCACCCAGCACAACGCTGAGACCGCCCCAGCTGCAATCGACCCGTAATCCGCGAGCATCACCCAGTTCATAGCGATCTCCTTTATCGAGACGCCAGCAATACCCCACTTCAACGAATCACGCCACCCCCGCTCAGTGGATCTCTGCCGTGGAGATGACCTGTGCGACTGTCCAGGTGATTATGGGGAGCTCGTCTTTTTTCGCATGGAGCTGAATCCATTGTCGCGCGGTGGCTAGATCGAACCTGCGGTTGCTATCCAGCATCTTCTGCTGAGCTTCAAGGGTTATCACATAGGCGCCACAGCCCTTGCACGATACTCCTAAGCCTTTGATACCGACCTCTATCTCCTCTGCATCGTCTCGTTCACAGATCTCGCAGACGCAAGTTTCCATACCGAATCCCTCAGACATATCGAATAACTCTAGTCGATAGAAGGCATCCACATGCCCACAGAAAACCGATCCAGCAACACAGAGATGGTCAGCGACAGCGAAATGACGGAGTGCCAGTTCCACAATAACTGCGGCGGCTGGTGTGAGACACGCCGAGAGCTGGAGCACAACCTGTGCGAGCACTGCCTTGAGTCGCACGACGAAGAAATGTCCGAGCCAGCGACACCATATGGCTGGCACGTTGAGTGGGCTGACTCAGGCGATCACTACCTGTTCACAAAGGTCGAGAAGCGTATTGAATCCCTGCGCCTTGATTCAGACGTCAAGGTCGTCCAGCTCTACACCCACGCCGATACTGGCGAGGTTGAGCGACTGAGCAAGGCGCTCACGCTGCTGCTGACCACCGGCGCCAGCGCGCAGGACAACGTCATCGACATCGAGCACGACAGCCAGCGCGGCGTCACCTGCTACATCCTCAACGGCGCGGGGATCAGCTGCATCCCCGACAGCCAGCTGCAGGCCGGCAACCAGCGCCAGCTCTCCCCGCACGAAACCCAACCCGAACCTACACCCGCTCTGGCGCCTGGGCGCTGGATTGATGAGAGGTATCAGCTGTGAGTCGAGCAGTCACTGAGCAAGATTTCCGCCGGCCCGAGTTCCGCGAGGCCAAGGTCGAAGACTATGAGTTTCGCGCAGATGGCGCCCTGGTTCGCAAATACCGCTGGGAGCAAGGCATACACCGGATTCACAACATCGTTGGACGGATCGGTCGAGAGTTCGAGATCCACGATGTGGTTGCCTCCGTCGAAAAGCTGAAGGGCCAATGGCTCGACGCCGATCCTGACGATGATCCGATAGCTGAGCGAATTGACGTCCGGCTGTCGTGCGGCAGCGTGCTGGCAGGCTGCGTACGCACCGGCACCTTCGCCTATCAATGGCCGTTCGGTCAGTTCAACTTCACCAGCAAGGACTTCGGCGGGGACGTGATCGAGTATCAGCCGCTGCCTGAGCCGGAGCAGAATCTGGAGGCCCAATCATGATCATGCCCCTGATGTACATGGCCTACCTGATCTACAAAGGACCTCGCCCATGAACCTGATCGACTGCTACGTCACGAAGATCCTCGGCGAGCCGTACCGCAAGTTCGGCCACTGGTGGGTATCGGTGGAATACACGGCCGAGGGCTGGCCGGGCACCAAAGAAATCATGTTCCGCACCGAGGAAGCTGCCCGGGCGGCGAAGGTCGGGCACCACTTTTTGGCCTGAACGGCACGGAGATCCATATGGCAAACGCCACTGCCGCATTACAGCCTGGCCTGCTGCCCAGAATCCTACGGGTTGGCGGAGCACCCGGCTACCTCGGGATGTGCAAGGAAGAATTCAAAAACATGGTCAGACCCTATGTTCGCGAATTCCCTATCGGGAAACAGGGCGTTGGGTTCGATCGTTTGGAGCTGGACGCCTGGATGGATGCATACATCGAGGCCATGGCCGTTGGAAAGGCGAGCAATCAGGACAACAATCGGCCCCGCAGCGAGCGCCGAGGAGGTAGTACATGGCGCAAAAACGAACCCCGGGCCTCTACGAGAGGAACGGGATCTGGCATATCGACAAGGTCGTCAGAGGAACGAGACTTCAAGAAAGCACTGGCACAAGCGAAAGGCACGAAGCAGAGCAGTACCTAGCTCATCGGCTGGAGAAACTGAGGCAGGCAAAGATCTACGGGGTCCGGCAGGTGCGCACCTGACGGGAAGCCGCAACGCGGTTTCTCGTCGAGTTCAACCACCAGGCATCCATTGGGCTTTCTGCGACGTACCTGGAGCAGCTTGATCCGTTTATAGGTGACCTGCCGGTGACTCACATCGACGACGGGACACTTGCTGCGTACATCAAGCACAAGTTGAAGCCTGGGCTCAGTTCGACAGGGAAGGTCAAGCCTCCCGCATCAAACAGGACGATAAACATCGCCTTGCAGCGGGTGGTGAGGATATTGAATCTGTGTTCAAGGAAGTGGCGAGACGCAGAAAAGCGCCCCTGGCTAGACACCGTGCCGATGATCACGATGCTAGAGGAGAAACGATCGAGCAGGAAGCCTTACCCGATGTCATGGGATGAGCAGTCGATACTGTTCGCCGAATTGCCGGATCACCTTCCGAGGATGGCCCTCTACAAGGTGAATACGGGCTGTCGCGAACAAGAGGTCTGCAAATTGAGGTGGGAGTGGGAGATCCGGGTACCGGAGCTGGGGACAAACGTTTTCCTGATCCCGGCGGGTTTCGGCGGGATCAGGAAAAGTCAGGGGTGAAGAACGGTGACGAGCGCCTAGTGGTGCTCAACAGTGTGGCGATGTCAGTCATTGATGGGCAACGCGGCCTTCATCCTGACATCGTCTTCCCCTATGGAGCACCCGATCAGTACGGCCCCACAGCGGTTCATAGGATGAATGACTCGGCATGGAAAAAAGCTAGGGTGCGCGCCGCGGTGAAGTGGGAATCGCTTCACGGATCGCAGGCGCACCCCGGGTTCCGATCAATCAGGGTGCACGACCTGAAGCATACCTTCGGACGGAGGCTTCGGGCGGCGGGTGTTCTGGAAGAGGATCGGAAGGCGTTGCTCGGGCACAAGAATGGCAGTATCACCAGCCACTATTCAACAGCGGAGCTTGGGGCGCTGATTGAGTCAGCCAACAAGGTTTCCGCGACCGACTCTCGCGGGCCGGCATTAACCATACTGAGGAGGAAAGCAGGCTAAACCCCCGCAAAAGTCCCTGCGGGTATAAATGAAAAAGCCACCCGTAGGTGGCTAAGTCATTGGGATTATTGGTCGGGACGGAGTGATTCGAACACTCGACCCCTTGCACCCCATGCATGTAAAGCTAACGTAGCTGCATGAAAATACAGGCTTTTCTCCTTGGTGCTCGCTGCAACGACGCCCAACGAAGCCGAACCGGTCCGAGCAAAGTCACTTTGAAAGTCACTGGCCCTGTCCATCCCTCCTGCGGCGTTCTGCCGGCCGAACACACCCCCTCCCCTACAGCTCATCACCCAGCGCTGGTCAGAATTACCCTACCTCGATTACTGTATATCCAAACAGTACAGGTAGGTGGCACCGTGATCATCGAAGACGACAGCTTCGCGCTGGGCATGCCCACGCCCATGGAAATGCTGGAACAGCATGCACTCCTGCTCCAAGGAGAGAACGAGCAGTTGCAACAGGGCCTCTCCAGGGCAAGGAAAAACATCGAGAAGCTGGTGGCGATCAACCAGACCCAGGCCGATCAGATCACCCAACTGAACAGTAGGATTGAACGGCTGACTTGGGATTTGTCCAGAGTAAACGTAGAGCTCACCGAACTGACAAACCGGCAGCTCGGTGGACCATCTCCAACCTGGGGAGGCATGCCACCGGAGTCATACCAAGGGTAAAATCAGTGGCTAATCTGGGCTGGGCCGCCGAGTGCCTGGCATTGATACTCCTGCACGGCCTCCATTAGCGATTCAGCCTCGAGTCGCAAGCGCTCGACTTCTTCAGCAGCCGTCAGGGAATGAGGTTGAACTAGTCGACTGTAAATCAACCAGCCAGGCAGGCCCTGTGGCCGTGCTTTCGATGTACCTAAAGGAGGACACCAGAGGCCCTCCTATATGAGTTCAACGGCCTGCGTTTTACTGCACCTTGTTCGCAGCATGGGGCGCGCTGGACTTTTTCCTGGCCTGGTGCTGACGGTAATAGCCGGTGACGAGCGTATAGGCGGCCCACGAGAATACGAGTACTGAGGCGATTAGCCAGCCTGACGAGGCCATAGCATTGAAGAACCCTGCGAATATGGGATCTGCCCAAAATTTGACGACCGAGAAACTCAACCAAGGCATAAAGATGATGTAGAGAATCGGCGACCAAAAACCCCAGAAAAGGATGGTGCCGATAGGGCGAAAGCCGGCTGCTCCACCGTAATCGCCCGGTGACACCTTCGTTCTTTTAGCCATATGTACTCCTAGTTTTTTACCGCAGGATGCGGACATTCCGTTGTTATTTGTGACGACAGGATCTTCGGGGTAAGACACAGCCAAGCGGGATGAACCAGTATGAATCGCCCCTGGCTCATAAGCGTCTGGTTAATGCGCCTTGACGGTAGAGCTGGGAGGTAGCTCCGAGAGCACAAACCTTGGCTAAGCCTTCAACCAGATTTTGGACTCGACGCGGTCTTGATAGATAGCACCTTTCTCCGTGGCTCCCCCTGCTAGCGAGATAATCATATCAAAAAGAAATTGTGTCCGACCGGTCCTCATGCGCCCTGCCCCTTCTATTTGACCAAGGCTGCATAGGCCGCTTCGCATACCTGCCCCGCTATTCGACTTCGCGCAAACGCTTCTGCGAGACTTCCCGCCATTCGGTCAGCCTCTTCAAGCAATCCCCCGAGCACCACGACGGCGGAGGTTCCTGCCTGGCGCTGCTGGGTAGCGGTGGCACCGCAGGTTGCTGTTCGGTCGGCGCGCAGTCGGGCGATTTCGCCGCGCAGCCCACCAGCAGCAGACTCAGCAGCAGCGGCGCGGCCTTGGGCCATTTCCAGCTGTTGTCGTGCACTCTCTCCCTCCTCGTCCGCCAGGGCCTGGCGGCGTTGTTCTTCGGTTCTGGCCTGGGCTGCGGCGCGCCGGTCGCGCTCGGAAACCTCAAGGCGGTAGTCGGCCAAGGCCTTGGCGGACTTGGCAACCTCCACCAGGGCATCGGCAGTCGCGCCATCGGCAACCACCACCCGATACTGCTGGCCGCCGGCGACCAGCACCAAGGCGATCAGCCACCAGCACCATCCCGGTGCCGCGCCGAGCCAGGTCACGCCAGCGCCCGCCGCACGCCTTCATTGATGATGGCGTCGGGATACGGATTGCCGCCGTTCTCGTGGATGATGATGCTCAGCACCATTCCGCGCAGGGTGGCCGGGTCTTTGATGTCGATAGGGTCCGTGGCCCGAACGCCCAGGCGCTTTGCAACGGCTGCTGCGTAGGCCTGGGTGTCGTTCTCGTTGCTCGGCGCCCAGCGGTTGATGGTCTCTAGCACCGTGTCGATGCCCTTACCGCCCACGCCGGGCATGCCGTCCTTGCCTCGGTAGTTGATGAGCAGCTTGCCCAGGGCGCGAATGCCGTTCTCGGGATGGTCGAAGCGGGCGAAACGAGGCTTCGCTACGCCTTCTTCCAGGCCGAGCTGGCCCTGCCAGGCATTGCGCGGGTTGTAATCGATGTTGCCAGGGTTCTTGTTCCGGACGCCGCGAGGTGTGGTCATGTTTTCTCCAGGCTCAAAAAAGCCCGCGCTGGGCGGGCATTGGGGAGGATCTGCAGCAGTTGCTGCTCTGTGATTGGCATTCGTTTCTCCAGGCATAACAATCCCGCAAGCGCGGCAGGCTTAGCAGGCCTACCGCGCTCATAGGATTAAGGGTTCAGAACTGCCAGCGCGCTTACGGCATCCGCGCGGCGGATTCGGTCGCCGTCCAGGTAGCGAGTGGAAGCAACAAATCCGGCCTTCACATCTACTGGCCCCCACGAGTATCCACCGCGCCACTGGTAGCGCTCGCCTGCGGCAAGAGCGATGTAGTTCGGCGTGGTCGGGTTACGGACCAGCGGCCTGTTATATGCGGTGGTGTATTGCTTGGTCGATCCATCGCCGCCGCCCCGGATCATCCCACGCACAGGATCAACCTGACGGCTTTTCGCAATGCCGTACTCGCGGTCAATCCAAGCCGTCAATTGGCCATTGACGCTCGTCGTGATCACGGCCCACGCGTCGGGGTAGTCGATCGCGTTTCCAGAGTTAACCTTTCCATCCCAGTCGATAGGCTCGGGAAACTGGCCGCCGAGGTAGAACAGCTTGTCGTTCACGTTCGTAGTAACGATCTGACATGCATAGTCGATATACAGCTGCAGGTCTTCCAGCGCTAGGTAATCGACGTGGACATTTGCTGCTCCCGGTACGAAGTCCACCTGCAGGCTCTGAAGCAGGCAGTAACGGTTTAGGCTGACGGTGTTGTTGGCCATCAGCTTGTTGACCACGTAACAGACAAGCTTGTCAGCCGTTCCGGAGTCGCCGGCCTTAAGCGGTACGCCATCCGCTTCCATCACGAACGAGACACTCTGCGCGGTCTTCAGATCGTTTACGAGATGATTGCCCCCCGTAAACTCCAGCGGGATTCTCCCGTCGCCATTATTTGCAGCCTCGAACGTGACCGGCGGAAGCCAATCGGTAGTACTTGTCACCGTGACTCCACCATTCCTCAATGCCTGGATGAAGTTTGCCAGGTTGTTCGCGCCATTCAGTCCAAACTTGAATCCGCGAGTTCCAACTCCGTCCGGCCAGCTCAGATTGACGCTGCTAGCGGTCGCATCCACTTCATAGGTGATCCGAGAGCTGCCAGAGCTCGGAGCAGACAACGGCCACTCATAGCACGCGGGATCAATGACCTGTGAGTAGCCGTTCTGCGGGACGAAGTTCATCCCGTACTGCAATCCATAGGTCTGCAGCTTCGAAGCGTCCAGTGTGACCTCAATCCGGACGTCTGATTTGGTTTTGAGCAGGATCGTTTGAATGCCGAGCGTGCGGTCGATCGTAGGCTGTACATCGGTCAAGGTGGCAATGGTGGTCGCCGCACTGATGATCGAGGCGTCGTAGCCGACAATGTCGACTTCCTCAATGATCCAGTTATCGGCAGCGGGAACCACATCGGCGTTGCCGTTCTGGAAGTAGCGCAGGCCGTAGTACTTGCCACGCTTAGCGTTGATCACCCGAGCATGCAGAATAACGAGCGTCTGCAGCTTGTTCGGCGCTGACACCCCACCGCCTCGGCTCGTCGACCTGAACGGCGCCAGCTGCCCAGAGTTGATGCTGATCGAGCTTGCGCTTTCGCTCTTCGCCGGGATGTACCGGCTTGGGTCGATGATATAGCTGTAACCTGGCTGCTCAGAGCTGTTCGCCGCGATCGGTGTACCTAACGCCGGTAGCTCAGCAGTATCAAGCGAAATCAGAACGCGAAGGTCGCTGACAACGGAGCTCGACAGAAGAACCGACTGGATACCATCTCGAGTGATGGTCGGCGTGGTCGCGTCTGTGATGTCGATCACGCTGGTTGCCGCGTTCGCCGCCGTCGCGTAGTTGGCTTGATCGATCTCTTCGATTCGCCAACCGTCGGGCTTGGCACCTGCCACTTGTGAGTTGCCGTTCACGTAATACGCGAGACGGTAGTACTTGCCGGCTCGCGCGCCGATGATGCAGATGTTTAGGATTGCCTTGCTGAATGCGGTGGGCTCAGCGCTGGTAACCCCGTTGCGAGTCATCTTGCGCAGCGGATAGACCTTGCCGCGGTTGATGGTCAGGGAATCCGAGTTCCAGGAAAGAATTGAAGAGATCTCGACAGCCACTCCGGCGTCATTTCGATAGCGCGTCTCTGCCTTATCGCCCGTCGCCGGCACCGTGAAGAAACGGTTGTTCGTGCCTGTTCCGCTGGTGGCGGTGAGGCCTGCCGCGACCGTTGTGTACACGCCCATGCTCGCGAGGAATTCGGCATAGATCTTTTTCAGCGTCGGCTTGGTGATGCCGTTGATGGTGACGAAGTCCTCGTCGGACAGAAACAGCGTGCTGCCAAGGGCGACAAGCTGGTTGAACAGCTGCAGAGATTCTGCGCCGGTGGCCATAGTTCTTCCTCTTCAAATCCCTGAACAGGGACTGGTCTTAATCAGGCGGGCGTCTGGTCGTCGTAGGTGTAAACGCGGGTGTCGTAGGGCATGCCTTTCATTGCAACTGCACCGTCTCTACCTGGGTCAGAGCTGGTGATGAGAACCGGGTATGCCCAGCGAGGCGCGGGGCCGAACAGGATGTGCGGCGGCTCTAGCGAGCCATCGGTCAAGGGTGTGAAGCCCAGGGCATCGACCCTGACCACGTACTCGTTCACCTGAGTGGCGGTGAATGGCCCGGCCAGCGTGCCGTCAAGCTTGCGCACGCCTACCAGGTGCTCGCCTCCGGCTGCCCAGTTGTACGGCTCGGACGAGTGCAAATAGGTGCCGAGGTCAGTCACTTGGAAGTCGAGCAGGATGGCGCTCTGGCAACGCTTCGGCGCGTCATCAGCCACGGCGGCAAAGCTCAGGTAGCCGCTGTTGCTGCCGTCCATCTCGGTTTCCCAGGTGTACACGTCAGTGCGGAACTTCTGATGCCCGCGCCGGCGCATGCCGAACCGCCAGGCACGGGTCTTGTCGCTGAACCCCGGCATCTTGATCTTCTCGACCTTGGTACCCAGATCCCCCGGCCATCGGCACTCGACCGTTTCCCACGCCCAGGTGCTGCGTGAGAAGTACTCCACATCCACGCCGTCGAAGTCGTTGATCGACGGCATGGCGCCGCTGATCTTCAGCATCTTGGTCATGTTCTGTGGTGAGTAGGTCTGCGTTTTTGGGCCGTAGGAGACGTCGAATGCAGCCCGCGCACCGTCCCGAACCGGGCGCAACAGGCCCCGGAATGTCACCAGTTCGCCAAAGCCACAGGCCAGGGCGTTGTTGATCATGTCCTTGACCGTGATCGTGGAGTCGAGCGTCTCGTCGTAGGTGTCGCCGCGCGCAACGCAGATATCGTGGAAGGCCTGCCATTCAGGCAAGTCCAAGTCATCGTCGGTGTAGCCGCGCTGCTTCAGCTGGTAGATGCACCACGGAACGATGTCGCGGGTTGGCCCGGTACCGCCATCCATCAGCGGCAGAACTCGCGTAGCCTCGACACTGATTTGGCTTTCCGACTGAGCCGACAGACGATCCCCGCCACGAATGTTGCAGGTCATGACCGTCAGCCCAGGGTAACTGGTCGGCGAGTTCTGCATGCGGCCGCGCAACGCGGTCCATGTCGCATCATCCCGAGCTTCTTCGTTTACGCGGCCAGGGCGATCAACATACAGCTCTCGAATCCTGCACTCTGGGCGCATTGGATACGGCGGTGTCGTTCGGTTGGTGAAGCCCTGTGCATCAAGAGAGCCGCCGGTGTGTGCCTTCTCAATGACGGTCCAATCACCAGCTACATCCATGTCGCGGTATTCGAACACATGGTACGCGGTGACCTCGTAGATCTGGCCCTCTCGACCAATGCCGCACAATCCGTTGGCAAACGTGACCGTCCACTCGATCTCGGTGACCTTCTCACCCTCTGGACAACAGGCAACCGGCCCGCGATAGCCGCCCTGCAGGTTCGATGGATCCAGCGTGATCAGGCCATTCACCGTCTGCATGGCGTTGAAGCCTGGCCATCCGGTGTCGGCAGCCCCTGAAGAGGCTAGGCGCTCGACCTCGAGCAGGCTGGCACTGAAGGCTGTGATCCGATACCGCAGGCCACGCGGTCCGATGGTTGCCAGGCCCTGGCCCAGCGCCAAGCCGACCACTGGCGAGCCGCCGTCGTAGTCTAGAGTCATCTCGGCTGGCTGCTCCGGGATGGCACTGGTGGTGGCCGTGCCGGTGACGCCCACTGGCGAGGCGCCCAAGATAGTCGTCGCGCCAGTTGCGGTGATGGCCTGGCCGGCGAACGGTGTCAGCTCGACAATGCGCAGCACACTGCCGCTCACTTGCGCCTGGAACGGCTTACCGCTGAACTGCGTATTGAGCGCCGATACCAGCCCGGACAGGTTGGTAGTCGCGGTGTTCAGCGTGATCGGGTAGCTAGTCGCGCCGCGGAACAAGGTGAAGCTCAGCGGGGTGACGTTGAAGTCGTACCGGGTTGGCGCCGCTGAACCGGTCAGCATCGATGCCGTGCCAGGGTTGGCCGGCACTGCAGGACTGTATGGCGTGTAGCTGTGCACGACGTACAGGCCAGCATTCGCACCGGCCACCTCAATCAGCATGCCTGGCACGGGATTGAGCATCTCAAGCGGGCCACGAATGATGTCACGCCCCGCGCCGCCGTCGATCACCGTGTAGGCGTACGGGGCAAGCGCGCGGATGATGATCCCGTTCGACCAGTCGTCCGGGAACTGGCCGGAGCCGCCCGGAACGCTGATAGTTTTACCAGCGAACTGATACGCCGAAGCTGTGGCGGACCGGGTAATGTCGGTGGCCACGGTCAATTCCAGACCAGCAGAGCCGCTGGAACTGGCCCCGACCTCTGGTGCATTGAACCAATTGATATGAGCCGGATCGGCGCTCAGGTCGGCCCCTGGCGGGTAGATGGTGAAGGTTGCGTCAGCACCAAGAGATATGAGGGGAGTTTCGCCAACCTTCACCTTCGCCAGCGGGATGTCGTATTCGCCCTCGCCTATGTACAGCAGCATCTCCACACGCAAGTCTCGCGGTGCGACATGGGCGCTACGCGGCTGTGCGAGGTAGGAGCCATAGGTGCGCTGATGGCCGGCGATCTGTCGCACCGGGTCGCCCAGCTTGACCTTGTTGCCCTTTGCGCTTGCGTCCATCAGCGGGTCGCCCTGCTGCGTGCCCGCACTGGACGGCATGCCAGGCATCTTGGGCATAACCAGCTTGGCGAATGCCTTCACCCCAGCAAAAAGGGTGAACCCCATGAAGGCCTGCTCCAGACCTTTCGGCTCCCGATAGATCTGCAACAAGTCGACAGGCTTGAATTTCACCTTGTGCCACAGGTGCTGCTCGATCACCTCATCGTTCAGTACCACGCTGATTGGCGGGCTCTCGCGGCGCTCATACGAAGGCGCCAAAGATTTCAGCCACTCTTCGATGGTGATTCGGCGGTCGGTCTTCCACATGCCCATTGGAGCAGTGTTAGACATCTTGTTCGGATAGAACTCGACGGTCATCGGTAGTACACCACCCTGGGATATGCGGCTTCAAAGTCGCCAGTTGTCCGGAGGCAGGCGCCGCCGGGGTTTGTGTCCAGCACCTTCAGCCGGTCTTCGCTGCGCACCACCACGCCTACATGCAGGCACAGCGCGCCGCGGAATACGGCGGCAATGGCCCCGGGTTCTGGCTGGCACTCCTCCATGCCTTGGCGCAGGTCGTGATAGGCCTCGGTGTTGGCCCTGAGCTTGTTCTTGCCCACGGCGCCAAGGCTTGGCAAAAGGGGAAGGCCGAACACCTCGTGACGCACAGCGATGCACAGCCCCCAGCAATCGAAGGCAATAGGACCCCTTGCACCCTCGCGATACGGGGCGCGCATGTATTTCTCGATCATGGTTAGGTGTACTTCAGGCCTGGTGCCAAAGTGGTGGTCAGAATGGTGCGCAGACCATTTGTGTTGAGCAGGTCGTAGAAGCCGGCGGTGAGCTTGGCCACGTCGTCTTCATACTCACGACTGAGCAGCGTCATGCGGTACCGCTCGCTCGGGAATGACAGATCCTCGGCCAGGTAACGCCGGAAGGTGATGATGAAGCGCTTGTCGGCCGCCTTGGCTGCCTCCACCACCTCCTGCACCTCGCCGGTCACGTTGTCCAGGCCCAGCACCAGGTTCTGGAACGCGCTGTTGTCGTTCTTGGGTAGGGCGTAGTCCATGGCCATCGCGATGAAGGTGAGCGTTCGGCCGTCCTCCGTTGTGCAGACCCTGTCCTCCCAGCCAGAGCAGTAGAGGTGGGATACGGTGCCGCCCTCCTCGCGCGCCTCGATGGTGTCGACCAGCTCTCCTCGGCCCGAGGCGTAACACTCCTCGATCAGGCTCATAGGAAGTACCTCGTGTACCACTTGTCCAGGCTGCCAGAGAGCTGGCTGTTGAACTGATCGAGTGGCATGCCTACCGAAACACCGATGTACTGGTCTTCGGTCAGAACAGGCCGCTCTTTTAGCTGCATAACCGCCGAGTACCGCCAGCGGCTGACCTGGGTCAGGTCCGGCCCCTGGTAGATACCCTTGAAGTGCGCGGTGTAGGTCTTGAACCCGACCGGCGTCTGCAAGGGCATCTCGAACCAGTCAAAGCCGTTGTTGATGGCCCAGACATACCAGCCCTCAAACAGCGCAGCCTCGGTCTCGCTGAAGTTGAAGTTGACCTTCACCTCGGTTGGAACGTACCGGTGCCTGACTCGATAACGGGTGCGCCCAGTGACCATCGGAGTGGCCCGCATCGGGTCAACCGTGCTTAGGCCATAGCCCTCCTGGAGGGGCAGTGGCAATTCTGCCGGGTACTGAATCATTGCCACTCCTCGTTATGAACCTGAGCGCCGGGCCCCGTATGCGCCATCATAGGCATCCACGACATCGCCATACCCTGTCGCGAATTGATTGGCGACCTCTTCAACGGCACCTTTGACGGCGGCTTTGATGATCACGTCGACATCACCATTTGGCTGCCTACGGGTCTCGACCTGGCTACCGTTTTGGTTGTAGATGTTGATGTTCTGTTGAATTCCGGGAGTTCCGCCCGATCCGGCCTGCATCGAGACAACCGACCCAGCCCCGCCGGCCACCGACACCCGCTCGTTAGAGTTGATCGCTTCGAGCAACTGCCGGTTGCGCTTGGTGGCCTTCGCGTTGACGACGAACTCGCCATTGCTGAGCCGGGCCGGGATGCTGTCAGACGTCCCTGTGCCAGAACCTGAGACATAGCCGCCGGTGGAAAACCCCTTGAACAGGGCGAACGCAGCCAGCAGAGCGGTACCGCCGACGATGGCCGCAGCGCCCAAAGTGCCCACGGACGCAACGAGTGCCGCGGGAAGCCATGCCGCCAGCGTGGTGCCTGCCGCTGCAACTTGAGCCGTCTCGACGGTGGCCGTCGCCGCCAGGCTGGATGCGGTGGCCACTCCATCAGCGGCAACCTTGGCCGACGCTACTGCTGCTGCGCCGGCAGTCTCCGCCGTGGTCACCGCCCCGACCTGGGCGATCTGCTGAGCCGCGACCGCCGCCGATGTCTGCCCGAACACCAGCTGCATCGCCTGGTTTACGCCCCACTGCGCCGCCATCTGCCCTAGGGAGTTGATGACACTGCCGAACAGGCTGCGGGTGACATTCGAGACCGATTCGCCGAAGGTCTGGCCGTCCAGAGTCATGCTCTCGAAGGCGCTGCCGACACTGGATTGGATGCTGCCGAAGGCGCCGCTGAACAGGGCCTGCGTCTGGCCTGCCACGTTCGCCGCGCTCACCTGGAAGTTGGCGAGCGCTGCGTTCCAGCCATTCAACGGGCTGGAGATGGCCGCGTCGTACTGGGCGAACCCTGACTGCAATGCCTCCAGGCGCTTGGGCAGGTATTCCTGCTCCAGGTCGATCTGCGCCTGCAGCTCCTGCCGCTGCTTCTCCGTCGTGGCGTTGGCCAGTTCGGTACGCAATTGCAGGATGCGGTCAGTGGTCTGCTGCTCCAGCTGCACACGCTGCTGCATGCGCTGGGTCTGCTGGTCGCCCATACCCACGCCGGCGGCCGCGATGCTGTACTCGCTGCGCTGCCCCGCCAACTGCCGCTCCAACTGCGCCCGGTACTGCTCGGCCTGAGTGAGGCCTTGGGCGCCCTTGATGGCGGCGGCGTAGTTCAGCGAGGCCTGAGCCAGCGCCTTGCCGTATTCCTCCTGGCTGATCTTGCCCTTGCTCAATGCCAGGTCGAGCTGGGTTTGCTCTTTGGTAAGCGCGCGGGCGGCCTGGGCTGCTGGGTCATACTGGCCATACAGGCGGGCGAAGGTGTTTTCCGCCTCAGCCACGCCACGGTTGACGTTCTTCGGTGCGTTCTTCTTCGCCTCGCGGGTCTTGATGTCCGCGATTTCCTGCTCGATGTTCTTGCGGGCCGTGGCGTAGTCGGCCTCTTCCTTGGCGCCGAAACCACCATTCTCCTTAGCTTTGTCTCTTATCCTATTGAGCTGTTCAAGCTCGTCATTCAGTCGCTGGGTTTGGGTGCGTGAATCTTTGGCAAATGCAGCTAGCTCTACCGAGCTCGCAATTGCGGCCTTGTTACTCTGGACCTGAGCCGACGCCACCTTTGCCCGTTCTTGCTGGGCATCAACTGCCTTCTGCGCTAGCTCAACCTGCTGTTCAAGTCCCTTGATAAGCGCCTTATCACCGATCTCTCTGGCGGTTTGTAGCTGACTTTGCAGATGCTGCAGTTTGAACAGCTCAGGACTGGCTGACAGCCCGGTCTTGAGCTCATTCCAAGCACCTACGATGCTCGTTTTAACCCCATCCCACGCCTTCGCTAACCCGCGAGTCGAGTCGATCATTTCCTTGTTGCGAGCATTCATTTCGTCAGCAACCGCACCTGACAGGACACGAATAGCCTCCATTCGCTGCCCTTGACGCTCAAGGGAACGGACCTGGCTGTAAACAGCCTGGGTGATGACTCCGTACTTTTCGCTGTACTCCGCTGCCAGTTCGGAAACGCTACCTTTAGTTTTGGAAAGCTGATCGGCAATATCTGCTGAGCTCTTCCCAGTTGCTGCAGACAGCTCAGTCGCAGCCCTGGCAACTTCATCGAACACAGATCCAACCAGCCTGCCATTTCCCGCAAGAGCCATTACAGCCTGGTTTGCCTGCGTGAAATTTCGTCCACCTGCCAATGAAAGGGAAAGAGAGCTCAGTTGATCAGCGGTTTTTCCCGCCGCTTCGCCGGTCGAGATCAGGGCCTTGCGATAAGCCTCCGATTGCTCATAGCCCTTGTAGGCTGCGATAGCGAACACGCCGGCAGCTGATGCCGCCAGCGTAAATGGATTGACCAGTCCTAGAATGTAGCCCCCCATTGCTCTGGCAGCCGGACCGACGCCGCCGAACATGTCCTTGAGTTGTCCGCCCTGCTGAAGAAATACAGTTAGCGGCGCCTGTCCACCCTGGAGGCTGACTGCGATGTCAGTAAACTGAGCTGGCAAACCCCTCAGGGCGGCCTGGTATGCCCGGGCTGACATTCCTGCCTTGTTCATTCCTTCAGCGGTGTTACCCAGGGCATCGCGCATCGTGTTGATACGCTGCGTGTACTCGACAAAGGTTTCACTCTCGACGATGCCCGCCTTCTTGAACTTGGCCAGCTTTTCCTGCATGTCGTCCAAGCGACCAAGCGCAGCAACAGTTGGGTTAATCTGCCCCAATAGCTGGGAAAGCTCTTTGCGCTGATCGTCGAGGCTTGAAGACAGGCCGTCAGCGCTCGACGCCGCACCTTCACCGGCGCGCTCCATGCGCTCAAGAGACCCTGTGAGGTCATCCGCATTGCGCTTCGCGCCCCGCGAGTCGATTGTTACCGCCAGGCGGGATTCCTGCGTCATACCATTCTCCGGGCGTAAAAAAACCCGCCGAAGCGGGTCTCAATTTATTTTCAGTAAATCCCTGGGTCGAAGCTTATTTTGTCAGTGAGCATGACACCCTTCTGGTCAACAAGCCTTGCGCTTCCGATCTTGACCCTGAAGAACATGTGCTTCACTTCTCCCGCGTTTGGATTCTTTACTGTCGGGGAAGCATGTCGCACGCTTTCCCGATAGAAAGGCCCTACTGGCGCGACCGTAACGCATAACTGAGTACCAGCTGCGCCTACTGTCGGCGCGCTCGCCGCAAGGAACGGATGAGGGAAAACCAGACCGCCTGTGCGCATTGGATCAAGGACAAGATGCACGCTCTGTGCAAAGCGCACATCAACTATTGAGGTCGCGCCGAAGGCGTTCTGCCCCACGAACTCGCCCACCTTTTCACTGGTAAACTGAAATTCCAAACTTGGGAAGTTCACTCTTCCATCGCTGAACGTCTCGCCGTTGACTTCGCGATATCCAGCCACCTGCGCTTCGGAAAGAAATTCCTTATAAATGGTATTGCCAGTGCTCTGGTCAAATTTAAGGTAGTTTTCTGAGACCTTCTTGCATATCTCAAACGGAGGGAGCTTGCTCATCCGTGCTTGATAGTCGCTGTCCGTCTCGTATTTCCCCTGTCCACCACCAAGACTCTGAACTAGCCCAGAAAGCTCGGAAGCGGTCAGCTTCTTGGTAGGGGCAACTTGGTAGCCAGTGAATGGAGTGTATGCGGCTTCATGTGATCCTTGGCTTCCAGCGCACCCAATTAAGAGGCCAAAAACCCCAGCCAACGCTGTCTTTTTGAACATTCCGATCCCTCCACTGGAAAAACAGGAATGTATCATTTTTTGGGATTTTTCCTCTCTGCAGCCTTTTCTTGCTGCTCATCCCACCGCCTGCGGAACTCGTCGTCCAGGGCGAAGATGGCGGCGTCGAACTCTTCGCGGCATATCACCGATGGGTAGCGGTCAAGGTATTCGGCGATCGCGGAAGGTGCGATCGGGGCCGGCGCGCCCATCATGCCGACGTACTGCCGGGCCCGGCCAATGTGGCCGTAGGCCTCCAGGATCTCGGCGACCACATCGTCGATCTCGGGCGCTGCCGGAACCGGCGCTACGCCCTTGAGGCGCTCTCGCTTCCAGCGCTCCTTTTCACTGCTCGGCCCGGCCCAGTCCCTACCCCAGCGATATGCCGCTACTGCTTTTCCGCAGTGGCCGCGGCCTGCTCCTCGATGCGCTTGGCGATGTCCAAGGCTGTGCGCAGGGCCAGGAAGTAGATGCTGGGCATCTGCTCGATCAGGGCCTTGCACAGCTGCGGTGTGTACTTGGCTGGTTCGCCAGGACGCTCTTCTACATCGATGCCCTGCCAGTCCTTGATCAGGTGCTTGGTGGCCAGGTCGATGAACAGGTCGTCGTCTGTTTCGAGTTCAACATCCGGGATGGAGTCGATGGTGAAGCCGGCAGTGCCGACCCCCGCCTGCTGGTTCAGCGCGGCGAGGTGCCGGCGGATCACGGCCTGGTGAGACTTGTAGATCGGGTTGGCGATGGATGCCACCAGAATCGCCGCCGTGTCCGGCCCCTTCTCGCACTTCACAGCCAGGCCGCCAAGGCCGACCTTGAAGTGCACCCAGCGCTCGCCGTTGATATCCAGTTCAGGCTTCTTTGCAATGGTGATGCCCATGGTATTCCTCTGCGGTAAAAGGCCCGACGCACACCGCAGGGCGCGCCGGGCAAATGGTTAAGCGGTTACGGTGACAGCGCAGGTGTCAGTCTTGGTGCCGTCAGCAGCGCTGGCCGCGGTGAGGGTGGCGGTTCCGACTGTCAGGCCCTTGACCAGACCGGTCTCGCTCACGCTCGCGATGGCCGGGGCGGAACTGGTCCAGGTGACTTGCTGGCTGGCACCGGCAGGGGTGACCACGACCTCCAGGTCGCGAGTTGCGCCAACGGCCAGGCTCACGGTGGCCGGGGTGACATCCACGGCGGCCACAACGATCGGCGCCGGCAGGCGGGTGATGGTCGGGGCCATGCGGCGGGCGGTGTAGTTCAGCTCAACTTGGATGATGTCGGTCGAGCCGCCGTCAGGCCAGTCAGCGGTCACTTCCATCTCGGGGATCAGGAAGTTGTACCCGCCGTCGGCGTTGCCGATGGTGAATTCCAGGCTGATCGCGTCATTACCCTTCTGGGCTTTCCACAGCTCGTAGGCCATCTTCGACCAGCTGATGGTGATCGAGCCGGACGGGGTGAACGTGGTGGCGATGATGTTGCCCGGGTATGGGTTGCCGTTGCCGATACAGCGCTGGGTCTGCACGTTGTTGTCGAACTGCAGGTTGAAGCTGTCGACGCAGGCGTTGTCCTCGCCCACCTGGACGCCGTTGATCTTCAGGCCGCTGATGTCCTTGAAGCTGAAACGGCGCTGGCTGGCCTCGGGTTGGGCGTTGATGATGAACGACGTGTTGTCGCCCTTGTCGTCCCAGGAGCGCGCCGCCATGGTCATGGTGACCGTGACCTCGTTGTCGCCCGGGAAATCGAAGTTCATGGTGGCGACTTGCACGCCGCGGGCGATGGCCGATACGCCAATGTCGGTCGCGTAGGACGCGATCGAGAAGGTGATGCGGTCGTCGCCCATGGTCAGAACGTTGGCCGCCCAGGCCTTGCCGAAGCAGGAGGCCATGAACTCGTCAAGCGCGCCGTAGCGCCACTTGGTCTCGATGTCGCCACCCACATCCACGGTGGTCTGGGCAGTGCCCTGGGACATGCGGGTGAAGCCGATCTCGTTGTTCTCTTCCGAGTTGAAGGTCGGCATCAGGCCGTTGCTGATGCGCGTCAGCACGCTCCAGTCGCCGGCCGGCGTCACGCCGGGTGTTACTTCTTTGACCCAGGCCAGCTGGACCTTAGCGCCCGAACTCATCGGTGCCTCCTTAGATCGTAGTGATCCGGGGAGGCGTGGCGACCAGAGGGGCCTTTCGGCGTGTCTGGTCAGCGTGCCCGGTGGTTCAGGTTGTTCAGATGTTCAGCTCGACCTCGACGGAGGTCAGGATTTGCCGACTGACCTCGCCGAACGTGGTGAGGTCGGTGTACTGGAGATTGACGTACTCGACGCTGAGCCCGGTCTTCTCGTTGAAGGCCTTGATCGCGCCATGAATCTGCTCGGCCAGGATGCGGCGCTCCTCGCGCACCTGGTCAATGGTCATGCTTTCACTCATGGCTGCTCACCTTGATGATTGTTGGGATTGGGTCGCCAAGCGCCCACTCAACCTGCTCCCCATCAAGCAGATCGGGCTCTTCGCGTGTTGCGCTGCCGAACGGGCCGCGCCTGTCATCGCGGACGAAGTAGCTGGTGCGCTCTACGACATTTCCATCAATTCGAACTTGCATCGCCGCCCTCCTTCGCCGAGAGCCAGCGCTCCCAGGCGGCAAGCGCAGCCTTAGCCGCGCGGATCAAGCTGCGGTGCAGCTCCACGGTTGTTTTGGACATGCTTGCCTCTCAGTAGGCGCGATATGGGACGCGGACGTTGACCTGGTACCAGTTGTTGCCGTCGTCACCGACGACCTGCGGGGATGCCTCGAAGAAGTCGAAAGGCCCCTCTGGCGCGCTGTAGTACTGGAACTGGGTAACCAGCGTGTCTACGGCCCTGGTGATGGCCAGGGTGCCGCTGTAGCTCGGCACGAACAGCTGGATAACCACTATGCCTGTCTGGCGCACGCAGGGGCCGATCCCGACCTCTGGCGTGCTGCTCAGACCATGCATGTCGGCAAGCCGAGCCCAGATGCTCCGCCCTACAGGATTGAACGGCTTTGGTGGGTTCGGGTAATCGACTGCATCAGCGGGGATCCCGGTCCATTGCGCCATGCGCCCGATGACGATGGCGCGGATTTGTTCGAAGGTCATGAGCTGTACTTCTGCGCGACGCTGTTGAAGGAAACGCCGTAGATGCCGGCGGGAGCCTGCTTCGAATGGCCGTCTTCAAGCGGCACGGCGTACACCAGGTTGTTCTGGACGAACACTTGGGTGTAAGGCTCAAGGCCCGTCATGACCGAGAGCCCTCGGGATATGGTTTCCCCGCCTGACGGGTCTACCGTATCGAGACGGGTGTAGACAGGCGCCCCGATGCTGACGATGTTGTTGCCACGGAAGCGCCCGGTATCGACCGGCGAAGCCAGGACGATCAGCTGGAGAACTTCCAGCGATATCGTTCGAACTCTCAGAGTAAGCTGCTCCTCTACCACGCCAGCGAACAGGCTCGGCGGCGTACTCCATCCCCTACTCTTGGCCATGGCTACTTCCTCAGCTGGACTTCGTAGTGCGCCTTTGCTGGATCAGGCGCCGGGCTGACCACGCGATAAACAGTGGGCTGCCCTGTCATCAGGTCCGTGACCGTTATTTGGTGTCCAACGGCCGGCCTTTCAGTGACTTCGTTGGCCAGGCAGATCAGCAGAAGGTCGCCAACCAAGATGTTCAGCCCGTCGATGCGCCGGCTGTCGTAGCTGTCGAGCACGCCGCGGCCGGTGTAGGTGACGGGTTGGGCCGTGGTCGTTTCGTTCACAGGATCCCAGACACCTGGTCCCATGTAGGTGCCAGTGAATGTGGATACGGCATCAGCCAGGTCGGTATCGAACGCAGCGGCCAGATCAGACTGGATATCGCTTCGCAGGCCCATATCAGCACCTCACGACTTTGGTCTGACCGCTGTTGTTCAGATAGTGCGCCAGCAGCGCCAGGGCGAACGACTCGCCAGCGCTGATGGTGCGGGATGATTCCGAGTAGGACTTGCTACTGGAAACGCTGCCAGCCTGGACCGACTTGCTCAGCACGCCGGTCTCCTTGCTGCCGTAGATGTTGCCGGCCGCAGCCTCTCGGGCGATCTCTGCGCCGGCCTGGATCACGTCATCCGGCACCGGATCGAACTCAGGCAGGCCGAGATTGGTAAGCCAAGTGTTGGCCATCAGCACCGCCCTGGCCTTCTGGTCGTCGGGCGCCCAGGCCGGCCCAAGCAGGGCGTCTACCTGCTCGACGGTGATGTAGGTGATCATTACTTGACCTCGCCCAGCATCTTCTGGAGGTCTTCCAGGCTAGCGTCAGGGCCGAACTGAACCCCTTTTTCAGTCAGAGCGGCCTGCAGCTTTGCCTTCAGCTCGGCTTCTTCAGTGGCCTTCTTCTCGGTAGCGGACTTCCCAGCCCTGGAGCCTTTGGCTTCCTTGAGCGGCTCTGGATGCTCGTAGCCCTCGGGCGCAAACCGGGCATCGATGATCTTGTAGCCCTTCTGTCGCAGCTCAGACTTTCGCTCAGCAGTGACCGGGTGTTTCTCGTAAACGACTTTTTCGCCCATGGCGGACTCCTGGCAGGTGGTTCGGGCGACCCGAAGGCCGCCGTCTCGGTTACTTGGCTGCGTCGCCGATGGTGATAACGCCAGCCGAGGCTTTGATGCTGTTCGCAACCAGATCCCAGTTCGACCCGGTCGCCAGCTCGGCGCTGGTCGGCGACTTGCCGCCGTTGGCGGTGTCCCAGGTGAAGCCCTTGAGGCCCATGCCGAAGGTGTAATCAGCCTGCATGGTGGTCTCGATGCGCTCCTTGCCGTTGGAGGTCTGGATATTGGTGATCAGGTCGGAACCATCCATCACCATTGCCGCACCGTCAGCCAGGCTCAGCACCTTCTGCTTGTTCGGGGTGCCAGTCTCGTACAGCGCCGCGGCGTCAGTGATGATCACTGCCTTCCCGAGGATGTCGACTACCTGCACGCCGCTGAAGGTGAACAGCTTTTCGGCGTTAGCCAGGTTCTGACCCATCAGGCGGTGGTACATGGCACCAGTCATCACCTGCGCAACAAGACGCTGCGAAGCGTCACCGAACAGCGCGTGGGCGTTGTTGATGGCGATGTAGTTGATTCCGGCGGTCGCCGAAACGTCATTGGTGGCGGATGGCTGGTTGCTGATAGCAGCGACCAGGGCCGCGATGGCGGTGTTCAGCTGGTCCGACATGATGGCTTCGGACAGGTTGCGGCTGATGACTTCCAGAGCTTCTTCGGGGTTCTTCTGGACCCACGAAAGCTGCGAAGGCTCCCACAGGATCGGGCCAAAGCCGCCTGCGATCTTCACCGAGTCGTACTGCTTCTGGGTCAGCGGGGTGGCTGCCTGAGCGCCGTTCGCGGCGTAACGATCAACACGGCGCTGGGCGCTGTGCAGGCCAGCCCAGAACGACTCCTGCAAGAAGTCGCCGTCGATGCCCTGAGTGGTCAGGCGGATAGAGCCGGCCGAAGCAGCGTTGAACTTCTCAACGTCCTGAGCCAGGGTTTCGATGGTGGTGCGCTTGAGGTATTCGTTGAACACCTTCATGTTCGAAAGGGCCATTGGGCCTCCTTATTCGCTTGCGGTCAGGCCCTTGATGGCTTCCAGGCGCTCGGCCTTGGAGCCACCGAAGTTGCCCTTCGTGGTTTTGTGCTGTCCACCGCCATTCGGAGCACCGCCGCCATTGGCGCCGGAACTCTTGAGGATGTGGTCGCGATGGGGGTACTGCGAGACGAGGGTTTCGAGCGCTTCGTTGAAGTCGGCCAGTTCGCCCGGACGGGAGCGACTGAAGACCTTCTGACCTTGGGCGTCATAAGCGACGACCTTGCCTTCCTCGATCTTGAAGTTGCTGCCGAAGGCGGCCTGCACCATGTCGGCCGGAACAGCCATCTTCTCGGCGATGAACTGGGAACGCGCGAAGCTGCCGCCGATCTTCTCGGCATACAGCTGCTGCTCGAAGCCCTGCGCCTTGGTGTTGGCCTCGTCCAGCTGGGTCTGGAAGGCCTTGCTGATCTCGCCTTTCACCTTCTCGATCTCGCCGGCATCCACCAGCTTCTTGGCGTCGAGGTTGGCGACGGTCTCCAGGGCTTTTCGCGCCGCAGCGGCATCCTCGATGCCTTCGAAAGCCTTCGCGATCTTCTCGAAGTCGTCGGCGCGCTCACGATGCGACCTGGCCTCGGCGTTCAGTCGGGTGATGGTGTTACGAGTGCCCGCAGCATCGAAGGCTACCTCCTTGCCATCGTCCTCGACATAGACCGGCTTGCCATCCTGGATCTCAGCGTACTGCTTGCCATCCACTTCAACGGTTTTGAGTTTCATCTCGTCTCTCTGGGCCATCCGGCCTGTTGGTGAGCCATCCGGCCCCAGGTCGCCCCGTCCATCCGAACCGCAGGCATGAAAAAGCCCCGCACTGGGCGAGGCTCTGAAATTGCGCGCCACGAAATGGCGCTTCGGTATTTTGTGGTGCGAGCTACAGCAGGCGCTCCCGCAACTCATCGAGCGTCAGGAACTTGCCCTTGTCGTTGTAGAAGTCCTGCAGCTTCAGCTTGTCTTGGCGCAGCAGCTTCCCGCGTTCCGGGCCGAGGATCTCGTCCTGGCGGGTCGCTGGTTGGCGAGCGAGCCATTGCGCGTAGGTGGTCTGCTGCGGCACCTGGCCGTCCATGGTTGCCCTCGTTGCCGCGTCACTGACCCCCAGCGCCAAGGCGCTCTTGAGGATCGGAAGCTTGGTCGAGCGGCAGCAGAAGTGGATGCGGCCAGGGCCGGCGAGCCACGGAACCTTGTGCCCAATGGGCTGGTAGGTTCCCAGCGTGTAAGGCAGGCGGTCGCGGATTCGGCAGGTTGCCGACGTTCGGCTGTCCAGCGTACTCAGCCACTCAACGTGACTAATGATGTCGCTGTTGGCCTCAAACGCCTTGTCGCTGGCCGTCTCTGCCGTGCTCGACATCGCAGATCGGACAACCGCCTCCACCTCGCGTCGAGGCTTCTGCAGGATGCCGTCAGCGTACTTCTCCGCCTTGGTACCCATGATCTGCCGGACGATCTCCGGCGTCGTGCGGCCCTCAAGAGCACCGGACCTAACGGCATCGCGGATCGACACAGCCCGGTCAGCTTCGATACCGGCCATCCACTCGCTGAGTAGCCGCCCTTGGAACGGCCTTGCCAGCGCAATGGCGCGCACCTGACTGAACTCGGCCACGGCAACTGGGAATCGCGCCTGCACAAGCTCAGGAACAGCCGCTGCCAGTGCGCCGGCCTGAAAAGCAATCTCGTAGCCGGCCACGCCGTCGATTACGCCTGTAAGCGCCTGCTGCAGGCTAAAGAACGTCGATTGGTTGATCCGCAGCACAGGAGCCAGGGCAGCATCGATCGCTGCAACGGAAGCGCCCACATCCAAGCTTTCGAGGGCCGCTATCAACGCCGCCCGCAACTCTGGATCGGCGCTATTGAGGGCCTTGATGATCGCCATGACCTGGCTGTTGCTCAGCCTGGACAGGTCAACCTCATGCCCGATCAGCTCGTCCAGCAGCTTCTCGTTGGCGGTCTTCATCACAGCGTACCGAGGGCCGGGCCCTGGCCCTCAATCTTCGCCAGTTCCTCTTCCCAGTCGTATTCGTCGCTGATGACGCCGCGGCGCTGCATCTCGGTGAACAGCGTCTCCTTGCTGATCATCCCGGCATTGGCCATGGACACCAGCGTCGGTAGCGACACCTCGGGCATGTAGTCGACATCGAAGTTGCCGCGCATCTCGACGGTGCCGCCCTCGCCCAGGCCTCGGTAATCGGCCATGAACTGGAGCAGCTGCGCCAGACAGTCTGCGAAGTGGTGCGCCATGCGCGCCAGCGGTGACAATTCCTGTGCCGCCTCCTCTTCCGCCTGCGTGGCGGTCTTGGTTGCAGTTTTGTCCGGCGTCAGCAGCTTGGCCCCGGCCATGCGCATCTCGTTGATAAGGTCCTGCAGTGCGGTGCGGCCGGACTCAACGGCCTTGCCGGTGTGCTCGATGTACTTGAGGTCGCCGTCCTTGGGCAGATCGGTCAGCTGGCCAGTACCCACCTTGAACTCTGGCGGGACCACCTTTCCCTGATTGTCGTACTGCGTCTGGATGCCGATGCGCACCAGGATCGGCACGCGAATGACATGCAGGATGTTGTCCTGGTCGCTCTGGCTCTGCCAGTGCTTCACGTTGAGGTACGCCAGCTCGATCAGGGGCGGCCTGGCCGTCATGAATCCGGTGCGGCCGGTGTAGAAGGTGACCCAGGGGATCGAAGCCAGGCTATTGGTGCCTTCCTCGTGCAGTTCCCAGGTGCCGCCAGATGTTGCCTGCCTCCCCTGTACTGCCTTTGCCGATTTGCGATAAGTCCGCCAGGCGCCAGGCTCCAGCACACGGATTTGCTCGACACACTTGGCGCCAAACTCGCCGTCCTCCTCCTCGACCACCTCGATGTAGCGGACCATGGTCAGGACGCCGCCCTTCGAGCGCCAGCCCAGTACCTGCTCAGGCCTCACCATGACAACATAGGGACGCACCCCGGCGGCCTGCTCGTCTGCCTGGGTCTTCAGCTCTCCCGCGGGCGGGTGATCGACGAAGGCGTGGCACAGCCCGTGGCTCAGGCCCTCGGTGAAGAACCCCACCGCCCAGGCGTTCAGGTCGTTGCCGGCGTGGTCGATGTCCTTGGTCATCTCGACAATGACTTCGGGCACATCGTCGCCAACCTGAAGCGGCTCAGCGAACACACGGGACGTCATGTTGCCGACCGTTTCGGAGTACGCAGGCAGCAGGGTCGAGAGACGCAGGCGCTCCTTGAAGGCCTCGTCGTCTTCGGCTGGATACTGCGGCAGCAGGGACTTGCCCGCAGCGCGCATCGCCATCGTACCGCCCATGAGCGGCGAGATCACGGCCCAGTAGGCGCGCATCGCGTCGACAGCGGGCAGCGTCATGCTCGGGTTATCGCTCATGGTCACATTCTCAGGGATTGGCTTGTGGTCGTCGCCACGTTGATCGGGTATCGCTTGGCGATGAAGTAGCCGGCGGCGTCGTTCATGTGGTCATGGCCCTTCTTAGGGTCTTTGTCGGGTTCGCCATGCTTGTCGTAGGTCTGCCGCTCCAGGCAAAGCGTCAACTGTGGGCACTGGTCCATGTTGACCTTCAATCGGCGCTCGCCGTAGCTGTTCAGCAGCATGGCATTGACCGAGTTCACCCGGTCTTTGACGCTCGGGTTCTGGGTATCCACGATCACCGTGAATCCGGCCTTGCGCAGCAGGGAAAGATCCGACTCGCTGGCGTTTTTGCTACTGGTGTTCTGGCCACTGGCGTCGGGATAGACCGCTATGCCGTGACCGGGGAACCTGGCCTTGATCTTCTCGATCATCTCCGGCGTGTCACGAACCGAGTGGAACTCATCCAGGGCCAGGGGCAGGCCATCGCGGACGACATAGACCACCGCGGCCATCTTCATGACGTTGAAGTCCATGCCGATGTGCAAGGCCTCGCCCGGCTTGATTCGCTCGCTGGTGCGGCTCTCGCTTCGGCTGAAGGTGTAGTAAACGACCCCGGCATAGTTCTCGAAGCTGGCTTCGTACTCTTGCCGGAACGTGCGCGGGTCCATCTTTCGGCGTGCCGCGTCCAGCTCTTCAGCCGGTACGTTTCCGCCCTGCAGCGATGTGTAGAGCCAGCTCTTGTGGTCTGGCTCGCCACCGGTCTGGCCGTCGCGGTATGTGTCGAAGCAGTGGTTGAAGCCCTTTGGGGTGCCGATGCGCAGCGCATGACCGCCCTTGCACTTGCCGATGCCAGGTACGACGTACTCGCAGGTGGACAGCATCGGTCGCAGGACTTCTTCCCAGGCAGCCCACTTACAGTCCGCCCATTCGTCCACCAGCACGAAAAACAGGCCGGAGCCGCGCAGGTCGTCGTAGTTCTCCAGGCCGACACAGCGAATCAGGTGACCGCTCTTGAGCGTGATCAGCATGTCCGACTCGTTCGGCTTGCACTCCCGCCACTCTCGCGGGATGGCCTGCTTCAGTCGGCGCCAGAACACTCGGCGGGCCTGCTTCTGCGTCGGGGCTGCGTACCAGATCTCATCCTCGACGCTCACGCCCCACTCTGCAGCCAGCCGCGCCGCGCGCCGCATCTCAGCCTTGCCGAGGAAGGTCTTGCCAAATCGACGCCCGCACACCGCGTCACGGAAGCGCGCGTTACGCTGAAATCCCCAGACGTAGATGTTCGCCTGCTTAGGCGTCAGCTTGACCGGCGCCTCATAGGTACGGGGTAGCGGGGACATTCTCATCAGGCTCCAGGGTGTACTCAGCAACTGCGTGTGGCTGATCCGCCTGGGAGCCCAGGGGCTTGTCGGGTTCGATCTTGCGGTTCACGTACATGTCGCCGCATTCCTTGGCCGCCTGCTCGTACAGCTGAGCGGTCAGTGCCAGGTTTCGCATGTTCTCGGCCTTCTCGGCCATTCGCCCAAGCCCGCGCAGCCGGAAAGCTCGGTTGGCGATTGGGATATCTGCCGTTTCTTCGCGAAAGCGCTTTCGGCATTCATGGAACAGGTCAGCCCACTTTTGGGCCAGGCCTCTGCCTGCATACTTGGTGGGGTCATGCGACTCGCACTGCTGGCGACTCACCTCGACCCCGAATTCCTTCTTGACGGCTTCAGCAACCTGCGACGGTGTATCGAAGCAGGCCAGAGCCTGAACAATGAAGGCTTTGACCTCGCTTCGTAGTGCTGCCATAGGGTTGTCATCCGTCAGGACCCGTCAAAATCAGGCCGACTTTAGTAGGCAGGTTCCGCAGGCCCTCGAAATGTTGATCTTGGCCACCTCAGGCGGCCGGCTTGCAGCGTCGATCAGCTGCTGTACGTCGTGGCTGGCACCGTAGCGGCGAACCACGCCGATGAACTCTTCGACGTCGTGCCCGCGCATCTCCAGCTTGGGCATGCCGTCCTGGGTGAACTTGGGCGCACCGTACTGATCAGTCGCTTGGGCGATGTGGTAGAGCTCGTGCTCGACCAGGGCGCAGAACTCTGCCTCGGTGCACTGGGCGCAGTAGTCGCCGGCCAGGGTAATGAGGAATTCTGGCTCTTCGCCGAACCAATCCCGCATCTGCTGCTCTTGCCGTGCCTTCTGCCATCCGCCAGCGCGGAACATCAGCTGCTCGGCCTGGCCGAGGACTACCCGCCCCTGTTTCGCGAACCCAGTCGAGGCCCAGAGCACGCCGACGTTGGCGTCGATCAGGTGGGCATGCTCGGGGTTATGGATGCTGCCAGTGTCGGCAAGGATCTCGGCCTGGACCCAGTCCCACACACCGGTTGCCGGTTGCAGGGTAAGCCACAGGGATTCGAGCAGGTCTACCGGCGGCATTGGTCTGCTCATCTCTTAGCCTCAGAATATCGGGTAGGTGGACGCCAGCTTAACGCCAATGTGACAAGCGAAAGCGAGGAAGATCGTCCTGTTACGCCATCGATAAAAGAAACCGGTTTTGTCGCCGATTCCTTTGGTGGCTTCAAGGGCCTTGGAGAAATCTCTACCTGGGTTTCCTGCGCACAGCTCTAGGTAGCGAGCGTTCATCTTTAGGAGGTGAATTGTCCAGGCGATCCGCTTGAAACCCAACCATGCAGACAGGACAAGCACCAGAAGCGGCAGAAGCAACAAGGTCTCTTCATTCCAACCCAGCTGTGCATACTTCTGCGTCTGTGCGAGGTATGCGGACGCCGCCAGTGTTGCCCCCAACACGAACTGGTCGAAGTTCAGGCTTCCCTTGTAGTAATGGTCATCTAAAGCAGTCACTCGCGGATCTTCAATCATGCTTGGCTCCCCGCCCTGTACGAGGCGAGAATGTTACCGCGTCACCATCTTGTGCGTCTCGGCATAGGCATGACCATGCAGCAGGCCAACCAGCAGCCCCTGCGGAAGGCCGGCTTCCTTGGCGGCATCAATCGCCTTCACCAGGGCAGCATCGAGCTCGGCAACCGCGTGGACGATATCCATGCCGACCGGGAGCTCATGGCGTATGCGAGTGACGTTGTTCATTCGGGATGAACCTCAATCTTGATGCCGCGGCCCACCCAGTAACTGACACGCTCCGGGCATGGCTCACGACCGGTCAGTTGTGCCAGGGCCAGAACACCGGCCAAGTAGTACTTCAGCCACCACCGCTGGCGGCAGACGATATGAGCAGTTACCGAAGCCATTGGCCATTCCTCGCGCCACGAAATGGCGCCTATCGAATTTGTGGTGCGGACTAGCGCTTGCGCCGCTCGATGCCTCTCGGCCCATACCGGCAATCCTTCAGGCAGTGCTCGCAGCGCAGGGCCTGGCAGAGCCACACCTGCACACGCGGCCACCAGGTGACCATGAAAATGTGCCGCACCCCGGCCATGGCCAGAGTGGCGTGCATGGTGAGTACCGCCGTGGTCTGGCCGAAGAACAGGCTCTGATTGCGGGCCATCACGACAAACCCGCTGATGGCGATCGCCGAATAGATCAGCTTGCCGATCACCCCGTCGCGCACCCTTCCGCTCAGTACGCACCAGGTTGCCCAGAAGGCGATCAGGCCGCAGGCGATGGTGTTGATGGTTTCAAGGCTCATGGCTGGTTGCCTCCCCCGAACCTCTGGCGGATAAGCGCCCAAAGGTCAGCGGCTTTGATTGCTCGGTTGATGGCGGCAAGTAGGGAGCCACCGAAGGTGCCGAGCAGGAAGCCAACACCAGCGACGGTATTCGGCTCGGTGACGCCCAGGTATGAACTGACCATCCCCGTCAGGTACAGCGCGCATGCCACACCGGTGATCAGGAAGATCATCCAGGCGCGCCAGTCGGTCAGGTCGTCTTTGTGCCACCAACTGGCGACGATAACCCCGAATAGGCCCGCAATTAGCAGATCAAGCCTGTCGAGCAGGCGATGAAAATTCTCCATGCGCTCGACTCCGGGGGCATGCTTAGAATGGGTAGCCTAGGCAGCACTCCCTGCTCAGAGCGAAGAGTGCGGCAGGACCGAAAAGAAAAGGCCCAGCGCGATGGCAAGACCTGGAAGCTTTACTTGAGCTAGAGTCGCACTTTTCTGCTAAGAGCCCCACGCTAGGGGGCCCAAAGCATTCAGCAGAGCTTACGCAACAGTGCCATCAGGGTTCAGAAAGTCCCAGCGAATGAGAGCCGGAATGTTGTAGGTCTGGGTGAGCTGCATATAAACCCCAAGCCCGGCAGGAATGATGATGGGCTGAAAGCCCGCCTCACCCTGAGAAATGATAGGCAGATCCCTGGACGAGGTAGTCGTCGGGGCTGTCACGCCAACGCTTACGATGTTATTGGCCCAGGTACGCAGATCGTATAGCACAATGCCGTTAACATTTTCTTCTGGCTTAAACAGCGTGCCAACGCTGGCGGCCATACCGCTGAAGGACAGATTTTTGAAGTGCTTGCCGAGGACTCGTACAGTCATTTTGTCACCTATTGAGTAGAATGATTAATCGCGGAGAATTCCGCTTTCATGTCGCTCACAGGCGATAGCTCGGGGCTAGCGGCCCTCACATGATTCAGCGTCCCACATCGGGAGCACTTGATCTGGAGCTGAGTGATTCCCGCCGCTCGGGCGAGGAGTCGTTTGCAATTACCGCAACGGATATCTCTAAGCATCTGCAAAGCCTTAAGTTTTTCTGCTAGGCTCCGCCCCGCTCGCGCGAGCAGTGAGGGCCTTGGCTGGCTTGCAGGTACAGTCTGCGATCTGGCGTCTCCCTTGGGTGTTACAGCACCCTCTGGAGTCGCCCTCTCTTTTTCTCGCCGCACAAATGACAAAGCCCCGACTAGTTCGGGGCTTTTGCTTTTCTGCGGGCACAAAAAAACCGGCGCTTTGGCCGGTTTCTAGATGAGCTTGCCGAAGGCAAAACTCTAACAATGGACAAATAGTGCCACCACGCGTGCGGGAACGCAATAGGCCCTCATGCGGCCTCCTTCATTTCGTAAATTGTGGCCGCCACCGGCGACAGTGCACGCTTGTCGATGTCCTCGCAGACCTCGAAGCAGATCTGTACGAAAGGTTCCCAGTCACGAGTCCAAGCGCAAGCCGGAAGGCTCACCCCGTACTCTTCGTCAATCCAGCGCTTGAACCACTCGGGGCTGGCAAACGGATCCTGTGCCGAAGACTGCCCGCCCTGGTGCATGCGGCGGTACCGGAACATCACGCCCTTGGCCACGTACTCGCAGCGTTCGCGCTTGGCGGCGGTCATTCGCCCGGACCTGGCCATCGCCATGCCGAAGATCACTTCCTCTGCCACCTCGCGCTCATCGTCGCTGCAGCTCGGGGCATACATGAAATTGCCGAAGGCCCGTAGGCTTCCGGGGAGCTTGAAGATTGCAGCCTGCACCCCACCGGCCAAGGCCTGGTGCACCGCATGGCTGGCCTTGCGCTGCTTCTCGGTGGTCTGCACCATCGCGCCCAGCAGCCCAAGCTGCTCGATGAATGAACCCTGGCTATCCCAGGCCGTGTACAGGCAGTCGTGCCAGGCCTGACGCGCGCTGTTCAGTTGCATGGGCCGCCCTCCTCGCGCTTGCGCTTCGCCGCCGTGCGCATACCCCACACGATGCACAGCGAACCGAGGATCGCCATTGCCAGGAGCAGGACCTGGCCGGTATCAGTGGATGTCCAGGTCATGCTGCTTGCTCCTTCAGATGTTTGATCTTTGCCCGGTACTCGGCATTGATGGCCTTCAGGTCGTCGATGGTGTAGCGCTTGGCCTCATGAGGCCCTTCGATCCAATCAACCCGCTCTTGACCAATGCGGCGGATCAGCTCGAGGCGGTACTCGACAATGTTTCCTGAAAGCTGCGTATTGCATGGCGAGCACTGCTTGTGCACGTTGAGCGGATCAAAGCGCAACTCAGGGCATGCAGCGGTCGTGCGGTAATGCCCGGCGTCATACTTGCCCTGGTGGTGCCGGCCGCAGCTGATGCATGGCTGCGCTTCGTCGCGCAGGCGCACCCACTGGTTGAACACGGCCTGGGCTTCTTTCACGTAGTCAGCCCGGCTCTTGAGCTTCTGCTTGCGCACCTGGATCTCTTGGCGCTCACGCTGGGCGATCGCCTTCCGCGCCACCGCCTGGTTCTCCGGTTTCTTCGCCAGCTCCAGAGCGCACTTCACCCCGCACGCTTTCTGCGTCGACAGCGATGGCCGGAACTTGCCGCCGCAGGACTTGCAGGTCTTCTGCTTCACTTCCTTGAGAGCTGTCCTCACGCAGCGGCCTCCCCAAGCAGGTCAGCGAAGTGCACGCCGCGGGCGGCAAACTCCTCGACGATCCGGTCCGTGTAATGGCAACCCTGCGCGCGGTCGAATAGGCGAGTGACCGGGAAGCCGTCCGGCCCGAACATGGCGCATGGACCCATCAGGCGCAGCTTCACGTCGTAGTCCAGGTGGATGAACGACTCCGCCCAGCCGGTGCGGAACTCAGCGCAGCCGGCGCGCATGATCGGCACGCCCAGGTGCAGCTTGCAGTACCGGCGCACGTCCTCGATGTCACCCATCTCGGTGCTCTTGGCGATGCGCTCGTACATCGCAAACCACAGTGCGTTCTGGTCCAGAGTGCGGTCCTTACCCGGACGCATGCTCACCACGACGAATTTCTTCTCGCGGAACAGCCGGGTCAGCATGGTGATGGCCTCCGATAGCTTGGCCTGGCTGTTTACGCTGATCTTCTCGGTCATGGCATCACCTCAAAGTCAGCGAGGATCCGTGCATAGGTCTTCCAATGGCTGCGCGCTGTCCAGTCGCATCCGGCCGGCTCAAGGTACGCGGCGGGCTTATGGCCGATTTCCTCACCACTTGGATAACGGACGAGGTAGATCCCGCCATCGCGCTTGCGCCGCAGTTTCTTCCCCTTCAAGTGGGCCAACTCGTCAGGCCATTCCTGCATCCCGCTGAATTTTTCAAATGAGGACATTAGGCTCACACCCCCTCCCCGGCCGGCTGCCCGGCGCGCTTGATGTTCAACTTGGCCAGCAGGTGTGCACGGCACGCTGCGGCGCTCGATGGGATCTGCTGCAGGTCCAGCAGGCGGGCCTGGCGCTGGTTGGCGTACTCGTCGGCCAGCTCGATCAGGCTCTTCTGGCTGTCGTGACCGATGCCCGTGGCGATCTTGCCGTCCAGTGGCTGGCCTTCCTTCGCCCGGCGCAGCACGATCTCGTAGGCACGGTCGAAGCGCGCCTGCAGACCCTTGTCGTTCTGCTGGGCAGAGCGCAGGTCGAACAGGCCAGTGGCCACGGCGGCGATCTTCACGCCTTCGTGGCTGTAGACGCCCATCAGCGCCTCAACCCAGGCAGCAGCCGGAGCCGGCATGCCGAAGTCCTCGGGCGTCGGCTGGCACATGGAGATGAACTCGCCCACGCTCGGCGCGAAGGGCTTCTTGAGCTTGCGGCACTTCTCGATACCGAACTCGATCTGCTCGATCGTGCGGATGCCCTCGGCGGCGAACTCCTTGATCCACTCCTCCTTGGCAGCGGCCAGGGCCTCGGTGGATGGCCAGGCTTGGCGCCAGGCCGGGAAGATGCCGCGCAGGCGACGGAACAGGCCGTTGACCACCTCGGCAGTCTCCAGGGAAACCACCACCGGCCCACCGTGAAGCTCTGGCGGACGGTTCTGCATGACCGCCATCAGTTCGTTTGCTGATTTCATGTGCGCACCATCAGCCCTTCGGCCCAGGATGAGTCGTTGAAGTCGGGTTCGTTGCTTTGGCGGCTACCGCGCGGCTGGGCACCAGGCAGCACCTTCTCCGGGAACAGGCCGGTCCAGCCGTTGCTGATGGACTGGTTGATCACGGCGTCGGGTGCGTGGTGGCCGGCCAGGGTCTTGGCCTGCTTCGCGCAGGTGGTGGCCGTCAGCGGTTTGCGGATCTCTCTGCGGTGCTGGCACCAGTCGGCCCAGGTCTGCTCGCTCACGTTGGCGGGCTTGCAGGTCATTGGGTCAAACTTCGGGGTCTTCTTCTTCGCCGAGGGAGCGGCAGCGACCGTCTGCTCTACTGGTTCAGTGACTGGTTCAAAAGAGTGACTGGTTCTGGTGCTTTCTGGGCCTACAGGGGGTGTAGGCTGTGGGCCTACACCTGTGCTTTCTGGGCCTACAGGGGTGCTGTTTTGGCCTACAGGGTTACGCAAGGTCAGGTAGTACAGGTTGGTGGAGTTGCCCTTCGGCCCTTCGCGGTTTTCGATGCGCACCAGGCCCTGGGCCTCCAAGTGCTTGATGTGCTTGCGAACGGTGCTCCGGTCGATCTCGCATTGATCGGCGATGTGCTGATACGACGGCCAGCACTCGCCCTGGTCGCTTGCGTTGTCGGCCAGTTTGATCAGCACCAGCTTGCGCAGCGGATTGCCGACCTTAGTCTTCATGGCCTTGACCATCAGCTCCATGCTCACTGGGCACGCCCCTTAGCCATGGCTGCGTAATCCGCCTCTTTGGCGGACGAGAAGAAGCCTGAGCCCACAACCTCTTCGTAGATCTTGCGCATATCACTCAGCGCACACTCGACCATGCGAGCATGACTTACACCATGATTCGCTCGCTGCATCAGTGGCTGGTCGTAGTAGCCCGGTACCCCAAGGCCATGGTCGTGCCGGATGGCCATACTCATGAGCAGTCCTGGGGTTGGCGCAACTGGCACCAGGACCATTCCATCGAGGACTGCACGCAAGCTTTCATTTTCCAGCGCTACAGAAGCGTTTACCGAACTCCTGCAGTCACGGAGGTTTTCGTTCTCCTCAGCCAGCCGTTCGATCTCCGCGATCAGGGCCAGGATTGTCTTCGGCATCGCCTGCTGAAGGTAATCCTGCACCACCTTGATCTCAGCAGGGTCCGCGCCAACGGCCATAGTGATATGTACGTTGGTCGTGACCGCGTCAGCGGCCTTGGCCAGCGCCTTAAGCTTCTCCTTGTCGACGCTCATGCTGCACCCCGCACGGCCTTGTCGTGGGTGTGCAGGCCGTCCCAGTTCTTCTTCATGGGCAGCTGGCCGGCCAGGTACAGCTCGTACAGGCGCACGGCGCCCTTTCGCAACAGCACAGGCGTGAAGGCGATGAATGGGTCTTTGCCGTGTGGCGCGACCTCGTGCTGATGCTCGGTCATGTACTTGTCGCGGGCGTACGAGCCGACGCGCCAGCGGGTACCGGACTTGCTCTCGTTGAAGAGCCAGCTGCGGCCCTCCAGGTAGTGACCGATCTGCATGACGTTGACCCCATTGAGGCCCTTGCAGAACTGGGTGGCGGTCATGCCTTCCTTGAACAGGTTTTCAAGGTGCTCGATCTTTGTGGCCTGGGCCTCGACCTGGACGGTAAGCAGGACGCGGGCTTTTTCCGACTCCAAGGCCATCTGGAGGATTTCCAACTTACTGAGGTCGGCGGGTGCGGCCGGCGCGACCTGGGCTTCGAGTTCGCGCCAGCGCTTTATGACAGCCATGCGCATAGCGGCGCTGTAGCCGGTGAGCAGGCATTCGGTGTGCTCGCGGTCCAGGCAATACTCGCGCCGAGCCCGGTTTTGCGAGTCGAAATAGATCTGTCCAAACTTGGACGCATCTTCTTTCAGATCGCCAAGCATCTTCTCGATGTCGCGCTTGACGTGCTGATGCTGCTTTCCAGTCAGTTCAGCGATCTCGCGCGATGACATCGTGCGCGCCACAGAATCGTGGTTCGCATTTTGTGGTGCGGCCCTCGACAGGGCCTGTACACTTTGGGTCTGCATATGCATAATTCCCCTACAGAGTTTTGTATTGCAGAGAGCCGGGCCGCGAACCCGGCTTTTTTGTCTCTGCGATTTGGCGTCCCTTATCAGGGACTGACGCCTGGGTCCCTAATTAGGGATCAGACGGTTACCTTGGCGCCGCGAACGGCACCACGTTGTTGCTCTTGGGCTTTCCCCGCTGGCCGAGGAAGTGCGTGGCCTTTTTCAGGATCTGCGCGGCCAGTTCGTCGGTGCTGACGCCGACCTCTTCCGCCCAGGCCTCCAGGTCCGCGAAGTCATTCCGGCGGAACCGGGCGATCTCCACGTCGTGCTGCTGGACTGCTTCGTTTGCAGGCGACATTCGTTCTCCCCTCGACCTATTCAGGCCCTGGCCTTCTTCTCGTTGATCAGCGGCAGGTGGCCGTGCTCTTTCTTGAACGCCAGCGCGGCCAGGATGATTTCCCGGGCCAGCACGCTGTGCTGCGCCTTGAGCTCCAGGGCGTACCCCTTCAGCTCGTTGAAGTCCTCGTCATCCAAGCGAACCTTGACCTGGTGGTCGTGGCGGTGAGCTTTGTCGTCGTAGGCCATCGGGTGATCCCCTGCTCGCTCTAGTCAGTCGTTCGGGCTTATCAGTTACGTGTTAGAGCCGGTTCAGGCCCTGCGTTGAAATGGTGATACGTTTCCCCGTGGATTCCGGGGCTTGGTTCGGCTGGCCAGCTCTCGATCGATCATTTCCGCAGCGAGCGCTTCAGGGGTCATGCCCCTCCGTTCCGCCTCTCGCTCCAGCTGCTCCATCAATCGCTGCTCCAGACCGACCTCTTGGATCGGCATAGGGCCTCCTCGCGGCCTTCAGGCTGCGCTCTGATCGCCGGTATTCTCCGAAGCCAACGCAGCCAGCTGCGCTTCCAGCAGCTCACGGCACAGAACTGCGCGCTGGGTGCGGTGATACGCGGCCAACGCCTGAATCAAGTTGAAAGTGTCCTCATCGACCCGGACCTTGATCTCGCGGTCATGCAGGTGCTTGGGGTTGGCGTACATGCGGGGATTGCTCCTTGCTGTTGGAAGTTGTTAGGCGGCGGCTCTAGCCGGGGGAAACGCGTCGTCCAGTGCGCACATAGCGCCAAGCTTGTTCAGCGCTTCTACGATCTGGCGCGCCTCTTGGAGGCCTGGGTTCCTCAGGCCGGATTCGTAGTTGGCCAGCCTTGACTGGTTCCAGCCGAGCTGACGTCGCAGCGCTGCCTGGGTAACGCCAGCCCTTTCGCGAATCGTTCGGACTTGGTTCATACGGTTTTCCTCCATTGATGACCGAAGGATAAAACACGTATCGTGTTAAATGCAATCACAATAAGTGAAAGCCGGGTATTTCGTTTCGTGATGAAATCCCGCGCATGAATGAATCACTGAGTCAGCGCATTAAGCGCTTGAGAAAAGCGACCGGGATGTCACAGGCGCAGCTCGCAGATGCCTGCGGCTGGAAATCGCAGTCGCGCGTTGGTAACTATGAAGCTGGCACGCGAGAGCCCACGCTGGCCGACATCGCCTCCATTGCTTCCGCCCTCGGCGTGGATCAGTCCGAACTGCTGCTGAATTCTCCGCCACCAGAGATCCCAAGCACTCAGCCGCGAAGCACTGCCGACCTGGTCAAGCAGATGCTCGCCAAGAGTGGCAGAGGTATCCCTGAGGAGGCTCGCAAGAGGCTGCTCGCAGCTGCCGAAGAGCCGGCGCCTCCAAATGTGATTGCTGCCGAATTCCAGCGCCCAGGCCTCATCGGCGATGAGGTGTGGATTGCCCACTACGATGTCCGGGCTGCAATGGGTGGCGGCGAAATCGCCCATGATTTCCCCGAGATGCTCAAGGATGTGCGGGTCAGCCCAAGCCACCTTCGCGAATTGGGCGTTGAGTTCGAAGAGCACTACCACCTGAAGATGGTCACAGGCTGGGGGCAGTCGATGGAGCCCACCATCAAGCATCGCGACCCGCTGATCGTGAACATCAACATCCGCGAATTTGTGGGTGACGGGATCTATCTCTTCCACTGGGATGACCACATTTACATCAAGCGTCTGCAGGTGGCTGATGAGGATCACTTCGAGATGATCTCGGACAACACCAGGCACAAGGATCGGCTGATCCGCCGGGACATGACCTACATCCAGGCCAGGGTTCTGTTGGTATGGAATGCCCACTTGGTGTAGTCATGCCCCTAACCAAGCCCAACCAGCAGCTGCGCCGCCACCGCGAAGGCCTGCTTTAGAAATCAACCAAGGGAAAATGGAATTGGCCGAAGACATACAGCAGGACATAGACGTTACGGTAACGCTTGAGCAGTTCATACAGTTCTTGTCTGATGTTGGTCGGAGCTCAAAATGCCCGGTTTGTCCGCATGACGGGGCGTGGAGTTTCTACATCGATAAAAAGGATGGAACCGGGATGAAATCTCGGATGGCTATCACTCATGTGATCAGCACCTATCGAGAATCTCCGGATGACACTTATCCAGTGCTCACCATGGAATGCCCAAATTGCGGGTTTGTCGCCTATACGAATGCTAACTCAGTAGCCAATAAAATTCGGCTCAAGGAAAGCGGCAATGAGTAATGTCGTATCTGGAAAGTGGGGTGACAGATCCAACGGCTCGGACCATACTGGCGGCAACGGAGGAGGATCTGACTTGGAAGCTCGCGTTGCAAGACTCGAAACCCATGTCGAATACATCCGGCGCGATCTGGATGTAATGACTGCGGATCTGAAAGAGGTCCATAGCGATTTGACATCGATCAAGCGCCGCATGGCCTATCTAGGTGGTGCAGGATTTGTCGTGGCTGCAATATTTGCATGGGTCATCAACAACCGATTCGATGAGGTTGTAAAAATCCTCACGAAGGTATCCGGATAGAATCCAGGAAAGCCCGCCTCGGCGGGCTTTTTCATGCCCGTCAGAAAGGCGCCTCCTCCTCTACCCTCTCCTCCTCCCAATCCCGCTCCACGACCAGGTCGTCGCGATCCTCGGCACTCTGCAGTTCCCACCTCACCGTCACGCTCTCGTCGTCATTGAAGGTCAGGTCAAGCTCTGGCGTCTCTGAAAGCAGCCCCATCACCTCTTCCCACTCCATGTCGCCATCCGTGTCCAGGCGATGGATCGTCACCCAGCGCTGTGTCTGCGCCAGGGGGTGATTAATCATCGACGAAACGCGGAGCGCTAGCCGCTCAATTCCGGTCATTTCCTGGCGCTCTTTGGCCGCCGTTTTTTTCTGCTTGGACATAGACCGCTCTCCATTACTGTATATCCATCCAGCACTGTCGGCGAGCATACATCACGCTCTGTGAAACGTGAACCCGGCTTGTGAGGATTTTCCTCATCACACCCGGAAAAATAAATCACATATCGTGTTGACATTAAAAACACGATGCGTGATATTTGCCTCAACACGCAGTCACCGAACAGGGACTGCGGAGGCCCTCAAGCCTCACCGCTCTTTCACATTGATGGGAACCTCGCGGATCGATCCCGGCAACGGCACAGCGCGAGCAATAAATTCGATCCCCATGCCAGCTCTGGAACTGGCCAGCTCGAAATCAGGCGGAACGTCATTACGGCAGGAACATTGGCCGGGCCACGGAAAGCGGATGGAGGGTTGCGCTGCAAACGCTCCCTGCCGGGATGCCCTCAGAACGGGTGTCAGTGCCTGGCACAGCGCGAGCAGCGATTAACCAAAAGGAGGAACCAGCCAATGAAGTAGCAAGACCAGCCGGAACACGGACCGGCAACCCACGACGGACTGACCCACCCAGCGGGCCATAGAGCTGCAGTCGGCAGTCGTGTAGCGAACACCTAACCCAGTGACCACCACGCCGAGGCCGATCGACGCGAGGTGATAGGGAAGCTCAAGGCCAAGCGAACTGAGAGCAGGGCCGTCGGCGGCTGAGCTCGAACGACCAATGTTGACGCACTGCCCCGGCCTGTCGCCAGTAGCGAGGCCGGGATTTCACCAGGTGCCATTCCATGAGTGGCATCTGGGAAATCAACCGGAGTGACACCAATGGAAATCACGTTCCCAGCAGAAAGCGTCAGCGTGGATAGCAGCTATCACACCAGCGGCGTGATGGTCACGGTAGAGGCAAATGGCCGCGAGATTGCCGCCAAGCTCGATCTGGATGATCGCCTTTACGATCTCGACCCTGTCGACATCATCAGCGAGGTGGGCGTCGAGAACATTCTCGAGTCCATTGATGAGGACGTTGTCCGCAAGTTTCTTCTCGAAAACAGCGACCCAGATGACACGCTGGAGCACATCGGACTCGACAAGATCCATGAGTTCCTCTCTCACGGCGGCGACGATAGAAACTTGCCGGCCTGACCTGATCAACCGCCCTGGAGGGCAAGACGATGAGCTGCACCTGCATCAGCGATGCCGTGAAGCTGGTTACGGACCAGCTTGCTGAGGAGGCGCCAGGATCCGGGTCTTTCTACATGCGCGCAGAGGGACACAACCTTTCATTGAACATCGAGACCGGAAAGGCCATGCGCCGATTCTGCGTCGAAGTCACCGGCCACTACATGGCGCCGAAGAAAACCGGCGGCATGAAGCGCGTGAACAAAACGGTGTCGGTAGTCGCCAACTACTGCCCATTGTGCGGCAAAGCGTGCACCGCCGAGGCCCCGGAAGAGACAACCAGCGCCACGTCAGCCTGACGTTAACTGCCCGATGCCCTGCTCCCCATCGCAGGCTGCATCGGTGATCCACATTGAACGCGAGTTGATCGCCGCGAATTGTGAGCCTGGATAGCGTCTCGCCCTCTGGTGAGGCGTCCGGTCACCCGGTTTGTCCCGGAATGTGGATCACCGATGCAGTTTTCATCGATTTAAAGCTCATCACCGTGAGCCTTATGCAATTTAAGGCGCACCACAGTAAACCTTAATCGACGTACACGCAGGCGAATCCGGGGCCTACTAGGCCAGACCAGATGCATGTGAGGTAGCGCTCACCGCCTGCACCCTTCCCCTTCACATCGACCGCATTGGCGGGTGCCAGGCTGGCTTTTCACGCCCAGTTTGGTCACTGCGCCTGGCATCCGACCAATGCGGTTGGCTACCGAGGTTCACACGATGAGCAAAGACACAGGAGGCCCAGCCTTCCCATTCGAAGGCGGCGACAACAACGGTATGCAGCCCGGCTATGGCATGCACCTGCGCGACTACTTCGCGGCCAAGGCCATGCAGGCATCAAGGTCCAGGCAGTCTCAGTACGCTAGCTGGGATGATCTGGCGAAAGACTCATACGAAATTGCCGACGCCATGCTCGCCGCCCGGGTGAAGCCATGAGCGGAATGAGCGTTTCCGGCCAGATCATGATTCAAGAACCTGAAGCCGGCGGATTTTCGGCCCATGTCTACCCAACACGCCTTGATGCTGCCATTCAGTTGCTGCGCGTGATGATTCGCCGCGCCGCTGACGAGCAGCAAGCCATGGTCCAGATCGAAAATGCCGTAGCCGAACTGATCAGCGAGGAGCGACACGATTTGGATATGGAAATGGCAACCGAACGCCGGCGCCGTGGAGAAGAGCCATGAGCGGCTGGATCAAGTGCAGCGACAGGCTGCCACCTGCTCCAGGCAGCTACCTCACCCACTCTCCGCAATCTCCTTACCCGGTTCACATCGGGGTTTGGCTTAGTCATGAGCAGGCGTGGGAGCACGAATGGCATCGCAAGAAGAGAAGCGAGCTCAAACCTCGCACTTGGATAACGCACTGGCACGAACTGCCAGCCATTCCCACTGAGTAACCCACCACCTGGAGGCGACCATGGGCGCACTTCGAGCAGAACAATGGCATTACGACGAGCAGTTGCCTCCGGCGGTGAGTGAAAGCGCCGATGAGGAAGCTGTGCGCATCTGGATCGACAACGGCGTTGCCGAGCTGCTGGCACGCCGGGACTACCTGTTCCCGCTTAAGGGCAAGCAGGTCGGCGTCACCTTTGATCGGCTGGCTCTGGCAGTCGATGAGCACGCCATGTGCGAGCTGAGCGGAAGCGGCAGCAACACGGTGCTTGGTCGCCTGCTGCTGGACACCACGATAGGCACCCAGGGAGACGCCAAGATTTCGGCTATCGAGATCTTGGCGGTTCGTGAACCAGCCAAACTGTTCGAGCAGCTGGCCCGCGATCTTCTGGAACCCTTCGCCAAAGAAGGAGTGCTGGCCCAGGCTGAGGCTGAGATATGAGAAGCCCTCATGTCCTGATCGACCAACAGCTTGATGCCATGGCGCACCCAGAAACGCCACCAAGCTACTCGGCAATCATCAGCCATCAGCTAGCCCAGATGATGCGCGACTGCCGCATAACCATCGAAGAGTTCAACCACTACTGCGAGCGCCTCAACAAGATCGTTGATGGGCGCAAGGAGGTTGCATGACTACGCCGATCTTTCCGTCGCTCATCGACGACCAGGTGGCCGAGGTCGCCCAAGCCGTGCCAGACGATCGAATCCTGCTGGTGTTCAAGGGCCTGACCATGGAGGACGCCATGAACCAGGCGCGCCTGGCTCATATCGAGAATCCTGCGGCTTGGTCGGGGCGTGCTTACCTCTGCGGCATGTGCACGCTGGCCTACGAGGTTAGAGCGCAATGAAGGTTCTGCTGAGCCAGAAACGCTTGAAGCAAGTCATCTCCTACGATCCAGAAAGTGGCGACATGACCCGCATTGATAACGGGCGTGTGGCCGGGACAATTAACGGTGATGGATACCGCTCTGTGATGGTGGATGGCCGTCTATATCAAGCCCACAGGCTTGCATGGCTTTACGTTCACGGGTCCTTCCCACCTGATTGCATCGACCACATAAATGGCATTCGAACTGACAACAGGATTGAAAACCTAAGACCTGCCACCAAAAGCCAGAACACGATGAATTCGAAGGCCCCATCAACCAACTCTACCGGGGTCAAGAACGTAAGCCGAAATCGAGGCGGATATCTCGTTGGGGTGAAGGTAGGCGGCCGACGCGTTTCCAAGTGGTTCGCAGACCTTGAATCCGCTTCAGCTTGCGCTGACATCCTGAGAAATCGCCTGCATGGCGAATATGCCTGCAAGGCCAGACTATGACCAGCTACCAGCGGGCCCGCCGCATAGCCACCTGGCGCGGCAGCTTCATCGCCCTCACCTTCTGCACCGGCTGGCTCCTCCTGAGCGCCCTGGCCGGCAGCATCACCCAGTAACCACATAATCAGCGTCCACCGCATGGATGGCGCGGGAGTTTCGCATGTCCGCAGAACAGAAACTGATAGCGATCGAAGAGATCAGCGAAGACAACGCCCCGGCCATCTACGTGGCCGGCGGCCTTCAGCAATTCATCGATCTGGTTAAGGGTGAGGTCCTGGGCGAAGTGCCCGATCTGAAAACCCGCAAGGGCCGCGAGCGCATCGCCAGCCTGGCCGCCAAGGTCAGCAAGTCGAAGACCGCGGTCGAGAAGCCGGGCCGCGACTACCTGCGCCGCCTCAAGGAAATGCCTAAGGTGGTCGAGGCTGAGCTGCGCGAGTTCGTGACCAAGATGGACGCGCTGCGGGACGAGACGCGACGGCCGCTCACCGAGTGGGAACAGGCCGAGGCCGAGCGAGTTAAAGGGCATGAGATGCGCATGCTTGGCCTTCGTTCAGAAGTCTCTGATCTCGGATCGCTCAGCCGCGACGAGTTACTGAGCAGCATTGCCAGAGTCGAGGCTGTTGCCCTGGATGAAACCTGGGAAGAGTTCGCAGCCGAGGCCGGCCAGGCTAAAGACCAGGTTCTGGCCGCGCTGCGTGAAGCCTTGGCGGCAAAACAGAAGTACGAAGCAGAGCAGGCCGAGCTGGCCCGCCTGCGCCGCGAAGCAGAAGAACGCGCCGAGCAGGACCGCATCAGGCTGGCACAAGAGGCTGCGGTTGAGGCCGAGCGCCAGCGCGTGGCCCAGCAGCAGCAAGCAGAACGCGAAGCCGCAGCCCGCCGAGAGCAGGAACTGCTTGACCAGGCCGCTGCGCAAGAGCGCGAAGCCGAGAATCAGCGCCTCCAGCTCAAGTTGCAGGCCGAGCAAGCTGAGCGCGCCCGGATCCAGGCTGAAGCTGACCGCGTTGCCGCCGAGCAGCGGATGGAGCAAGAGCGTCAGGCGGCAGCCCGCCGGCAAGAGGAGGCAGCCGAGCAGGCCCGCCAGGACGAGCGCCGCCGCGCTGATGCCGCTGCCGCGGAGATTCTTCGCCAGCAAGAAGCTCGCGAGGCCGACAAGGCGCATCGAGCCAGCATCAACCGCGCCGCCCTGGAATCCTTCATGGCCGAGGGCATGCCTGAAGCCTGCGCCAAGCAAGCGGTCACCCTGATCGCCCAGCGCAAGATCCCGAACATCGCCATTTCCTACTGAGGTCGCCATGAGCCAGGCAGTAGCCATAATCTCGCAAGACATCTATGCCCAGCGGAATCAGTTCGCCAACGTACTGACGGATCGCTCGCTGAACTTCGAGCGCGAGGCCGAATTCGCCATCCAGGTGATCACCTCGAGCGAGTACGCAACCAAGGTCGCGATGCAGAACCGGCAGTCGGTGGCCAATGCGATCACCAACATCGCCGCCATCGGCATCAGCTTGAACCCGGCCAAGAAGCAAGCGTACCTGGTACCGCGAGACGGCCGCATCTGCTTGGACATCAGCTACATCGGCTTGATGGACCTGGCCATGTCGACCGGCGCCATCCGCTGGGCGCAGGCCGAACTGGTCTACGCCGCAGACGCTTTCAGCCTGAACGGCTTCGACAAGCCGCCGACCCATTCCTACAACCCGTTCGCCAAGGATCGCGGCGAGGTGATCGGCGTGTACGTGGTGGTCAAGACCGCCGACGGCGATTACCTGACCGAAACCATGAGCCTCGAGGATGTGAACGCCATCCGGGACCGCTCAAGCGCCTGGAAGGCCTGGGTCAGCAAGAACAAATCCTGCCCATGGGTCACCGACCCGGGCGAGATGGCCAAGAAGACCGTGGTGAAGCGCGGTTACAAATACTGGCCAAAGACCGAGCGCCTGGAGCAAGCCATTCACCACTTGAACACCGATGGCGGCGAGGGCCTGGCCAGCGTGGCTGGCTCGGCGCCTACCGACCCAGAGATGGTGAACAACTGGATCTCGCTGGCACAGAAGGCCGGGAGCCTGGAGGCACTTACCGACGTGTACCAGCAGGGAACCTCAGCAATGAGGCAGACGAAGGACGCGACAGGCCATGCCCGATTCAAGGCCGAGGTCACTAAGCGCGCCGATGACATCAAGGCAGAATCGGCGCCCATCGATGGCGAATCTGAGGAGGTGTTAGATGGAGCAGCGTAGCGCTGAATGGTTCGCGGCACGCCTTGGCTGTGTCACGGCGAGCCGGGTAAAAGACGTGATGGCGAGCGGCCGGGGTGGCGCGCCGTCTGCTACCCGCAAGAACTACATGATGGAGCTGCTGTGCGAGCGCCTCACCGGTCAGCAGAGCGGTCCAGACCTGTCCAGCAAACCCGCCGTGCAGCGCGGCGTCGAGCTTGAGCCGTTTGCGTGCATGGCCTACGAGGCTGACAAAGGCCTGATGGTGATTGAAACCGGGCTGGTCATGCACCCAAGCATTCCTGGCTTTGGCGCTTCGCCAGACGGGCTGGTCGGTGAGGATGGCGTGCTTGAGATCAAGTGCCCAAACACGGCTACCCACATCGCCACCATGCAGTCCGAACGGCACGACCCGCAGTACGAGTGGCAGATGCTGGCCCAGATGGCCTGCACCGGCAGGGCCTGGGCGGACTTCGTCAGCTACGACGACCGCCTGCCTGAGCCCCTTCAGTACGTGTGCCATCGCTTCGAGCGGGACTTCAAGCGCATCCGCGAAATGGAGGCCGAGATCAAGGCGTTTCTGGAAGAGCTCGGCGACCTGGAGAAGGATATGCGCGAGCGGATGAAGGAGGCAGCATGAACCCATCAATCGACCTGGAGGCCGCACAAGCGGCCTTCTTTGCCTCTGGTGGTCAGCTTGTCGTGCTGGAGGGATTCACCTACCGGCCACTTCCCGAGCGCAAGCACCCAGACCCCAAGCAGAGGCCGGCCAAGCCTGCTGCGTGCAAGGCCGAAAGACAGCAGGTAATCAAAGCCAGGACCCGCGCAGCGAAGATCGCCGAGTTGGCCAAGACCATGAGCTGCGGTGAGGTTGCGGAGCTCCTTGGGGAAACCAAAGGCGCGCTGTGGGGCGTGGCTGCGCGGGAGGGCTTCAAGTTCTTCTCCCCGCCCAGGGCGGCCCGGCCAACGAAGTCCGCGGCTGATCAGGAAAAGGAATATCGAGCGCTCGCCGATCAGATTATCGCTCTCCGTGACGCCGGCGATTCTCGGACCCGGGTAACCGCGAAGCTGGGGATAGGGAATCGCAAGCTCGAGCGAATCCTGGTGGCATTCAAGATCAACTTCCCGCTTCAGCGGCACCGGGGGTAGCCATGCCAAGAGTCAAGCCGGAAAAGATTCACCCACTGCCCTACTACCACGGGCGTACAACTCGGGCTGCTGGCCGGTGCCGAGCCTACCAGCCTCACCCCGAAATGTCGGTCGATAGCGCCTGGTGGCTTGCGGGCTGGCATGACTGCGATATGGAGTTATCCCATGAACCGAAAAATCCGCCGATCGCTGCAGCTGCACAGGCGGCGTGAGCAGTTCAACCTACCGCCCAGCGGATTGAAGGAGGTGCCGTATGGCGATGACACCGCAGGAGCGCGACAAGCGCCGGCGCGAGAAACAGGAGCGAATGGGCGAGCAAGATTTGCGCTTGAAGGTGACCGACACCCACGGCAGCCAGCTTGCTGACCTGATGACCTGGGGAAAAATGGTGGAAAGCGGCGAAGCGCTCACCCTGCTGATCTACAACGCGCACAGGCTTGGTCATTCGAAGTTCCCGTACTTCGCCGCCGGCGCCCACCTTGAGATCGAAAGCGATCAACACATCAAGGCAGAACGAATCGAAATCAGGCTCATGGCAAGGCGCGGCACCATCCAGCAGCTCGATGAAATGGGCGAGTGGATCAACATCGCCGACCGAAGCGGTATCGTCCGAGTGTTGATTGAGCGCGCCCATGCACTTGGGCCGATTCAGGCCCTCATGCTTCTGGCACTGCCTCCGCGCCACGATTTCGTTATCAGCAACTCCGTGGCGCGCGCCCTGGATCAATGGCGGATGCAGCGTGAACTTCGTGCGCCAGACATCAGGCTGGGTAGCGACCCGGACGATAGAGGCATCTGCTTGCCAGCGCCATCAGTCCTTGAAAAGAACCCGGCCATTAGCATAAGCGCCGATAGACTGAAGTTCTCGAGTTGAGAGTGTTGAAGCTCCTTTGAGTATTAACTGGCCCTCTCCCATTCCAGCGTTGGTAGCCAGTTGGCAAAGATCACTTAAGGGGCGCCCCGCAACCGACATTTCAATCGAAACACCCGAAGCGAGAAGCTCGACCAGTTCATTCTGAGGCCTTGTTTCGAAACCCATCAGCATCTCCTTAATCCGGCCTAATGCCGGTAGCCATTTATACCTCAGCGCCTAACTAAAAACCGTTCAGGTTGACATTCCGAAGCCAGACAAACCCTCTTCAGATTTGAGCGCACTGCCACGGCGTGCCTGCATGCATAGAGAAAGCCATGAGCAACTACAGCTGCGACTACGTTCGCCGCCATTACGACGTACCGGCTGAAATCGGGCGCCGCGTGATCGCCAACGGTGAGCCCGGCGTCATCATGGCCGACCGCGGCCACTACATCGGCGTCATCCTGGACAGCGACCCGAAGAAGCGCATCCGCAACTACCACCCAACCTGGGAAATGCAGTACGGCGAGATGGCCGAGAATCTGCCGCTCAAGCACTGGGAAGTCCTCACCAACGGCATGTACGATTGGGATGACGTCCGCTACATGCTTGGTGATGCTCGCCATTACGTGCGGCGCATTTGGGCAGCAACCCGCAGCCAGGCCAAATACCGGGCATATCAGGAACTGGCCGAGTGTTTCAACTATGACGCAACAGCCATGCTGAGCTTCAAGGTTCGCGCCGCAGCCTGCCCCTCCGGCGCTGCCCGCCAGCGCCTCAGGAGCCTTCGCTTTTCACCTGGCAAATCCCGTTGGCCCGGTTCTTCCCGGTATACGAGACATCAGGCGAGCCGTCCGGGTTGATCGACAATGAGATTGTCACCCCACTGCCTTTGGCTTCGAAGTAGTTCTCGTTGAACTTCTTCAGCTTGCCTTCCTTGCCATTGATGTAAATCGGGCCGCCCTTGTCGGCGTGTACCTCGATGTTGCCTGGGCACGTGGCATTCACCAGCGGAATACCAGCCTGGACCGCGCCCGACACCGCCAGCAAAGCACCAATCATTAGTCGCTTCATCTAACGCTCCTTGAGTGGATTGACCGAGATCGAAGCAATAGCCCAATTCGGCGCTGCCCGCCAGCGCCTTCCCCTATTCAACGGCAGGGTTGGCGCCCAGGCCTTTTCGGTAGCGGGCAATCGCGATGATCTGGCGTAAGCAGATGACCATTTCCTTCTTCATCTGTTCGTCCGGCAAGCCGATCTTTTTCAGCATTGCCTGGGCTTCTTCCTCGATCGAGGCAAGGGCCTCGGTATCGCTTTTCAGTGTCATGCGACCTCCAACAGGTCGAGTCAGCCATGAATTGATAGCTCACCAGAACAATGCGCGCCACCAAGGCGCCTTACCCGTATCAAAGCATGAACATCTCAAGCTTCAGCGCTCGTGAAATCTCGCTTGTCGGCAAGCGCAACCTTGTACTTTTCAAGAGCTTCTTGGACTACTTCATTATCACCCGTAATTTCGGAATACTGATATTTAACCCAGCGATCTTGAACTCGCTTGTAACGCTCATCAACTTCGCGCAAACGACGGACCACACCCTGAATCCGTATCATCTTCGTTATCACAACTGAATGGGACACTACAAGATCGTAACTTCCCAACTCATGAGCCGGAATTCCTTTCAGCATTTCCATGTTACTTTCAAAAAGTCCGCCCACGTGATAGTCCCACATCAATAGAAAACCATTCAACGTCGGCCCACCCTCAACAAACTCAGACAACTTTCTGACATTTTTGCAAGCGCTTTCCATCACAGCCAAATAGGCACCCTCACGAAGCTCTGCCCTCTTTGCATCCGTGTTTATTTGGCTAGCAATTTGTTTCCGCCCTACTGCTAATGCCCCCCAAATCGCACCGATAGAGCCAAAAGCCTGAACCCAACTAGCAAGCTCGCTTTTACTAAGGTCATACATCCTGATCAAAAGAATAGACACAAAGCAAATCGCAAGAGCCAAACAAATATTCTGAACTGATAGCCAGGGCTTCAATAGGCTCTTGCCGTACTCGTTAAGCATCTTCACTACCCATCCTTGTTTTCTGAAATCATACGCGCGAGATATCCTCATGCCCACAGCAATCGACCTGTTCGCCGGCCTCGGCGGATGGAGCACCGGCGCGCGCGCCGCAGGCGTCCAGGTTCTCTGGGCGGCGAACCACTGGCCTGATGCCGTGAAGTGGCACAGCGCCAACCATCCCGACACGCAGCATGTTTGCCAAGACTTGCACCAGGCGCGCTGGGAGCAGGTGCCGGCGCACGACATCCTGCTTGCCTCACCATGCTGCCAGGGCCACGCCAAGGCCCGCGGGAAGAAGTCGGGCAACCCGGAACACGACGCTTCGCGCTCGACGGCCTGGGCCCCGGTGTCGGCGCTTGAGTTCCACCGGCCGCAGGCGGCAGTGATCGAGAACGTGCCGGAGTTCACCGACTGGCTGCTCTACCCAGCTTGGTTGCAGGCCATCCAAGCGATGGGCTACCAGTGTGCGCCGCACATCGTGGACTGCGCCGACCTCGGCGTGCCGCAACACCGGGTGCGCCTGTTCATGGTCCTGACGCGCAGCAAGGCCCCACTGATGCTGCAGTTACCGCAGGAGCGGCATGTGCCGGCAAGCAGCTTCCTCGACTTCGACGCCGGCCGCTGGTCACAGATCGAGAAACCAGGCCGGGCCCAGGCCACCCTCGACAGGGTGCGCAACGGGCGCCAGCGCTTCGGCGACCGGTTCATCATGCCCTACTACGGCAAGGGCTCCGGCACCACTGGCCGCGACATCAACCGGCCGATCGGCACCATCACCACCCTGGACCGCTGGGCCCTGGTCGACGGCGACCGCATGCGGATGCTCAGCGCCGGCGAGGCCCTGGCCGCGATGTCGTTCCCGGCTGACACCCTTCGCCCGGACAACCACCGGCTGACCATGCACATGGCCGGAAATGCGGTACCGCCACTGGCCGGACAGCGAGTGATTGAATCTCTGTTGGCGGCAGCATAGAGCGCGCCGACAACCATCGCTTCAGGTCGCTAAGCGCTTAGTTCATAATACTGCGTCGAATTAATGAGGCACCAATCCGATTCATACACGATGTTTGACTCAAGCCTCAATCAGACCCTCGCGCTCAAGCACCTGTCTAATATCCTCAAACTTTGCAGTTATATTTCCCTTGGGGAAGCGAATTTGACCAAGACCTTGAATGTTAGAGAATTCCTCGCAGCCTTCTTCCAGCAAAACAATAGCCTTTGTGAATCCTAGGCGGCCTTGAAACAAGCCCACCTCGTGAATAACATTGGTTCTAGCTTCAACCTTGCCATCGACTTGCTCATCCTCTGCAGTCATAACTATAAATGCAACAGCTGCCGAATCGAGCATTTGAGTTAAGCGCTGAATGTTTGTTATGCCCGCGACAGGCACTCGATTGAATTCGTCATATGGAAGCCCTAAACGATCCTTAACGAAATCTTTCAAGTCTCGCCATACTTGCGATCGTCCGTGACCAATAAAAACGTTGGTACCAACTACAGATTCCTGCATTTTTTTCTTCTCAGAACGAAGCGAATAGGAATAGGCCTTTCTTAGCACTGGCAAAAGACGCTCGCAAGCTAATAGGGGAGACTTTAAAGCTACGCATTTTGCCCACAGCGCGAGGTGCGGTGGAGTGCGCAGGCCTTGGCTAAATGCCAAAGAATCACGGCTAGTCACCTGCGCCGGACGCGCATGATTGATGAAATCTTTTTCAGCAAGCAAATGTACTTTCTTCAGCTCTTCGGAAAGAGTTTTATAGAAACCGTCAGCAAGCGCTTCAGCCTGCACAACCAGAATCACATCCAGTTCTTCTTTGACTGATTTGAATAGCGCATCACCTTCTGCGCAGAACAGCTCTATTTGAGTAAGATCCGGATTTCCAGCCATCTCCACAATTGCTTCATAAATACCATCGAACTCATATTCGAGCCACGGACCATTAGTCCCACGCCCGTACATTTCTTGCATACCCCATTCGGAACTAAAATGATGGCCGGGGTGTGGGACTTCTAAATTTTCATAGTAGATATTTGAATGATAACCGATCCAAGAACCACTCCATGCCTTCCCAGCCTTATTTTGCGCCTCTAACAGCGATTCCACTCCGGAGTAGTCAATCCGCTCACCTTTTTCTAAGTAAAGCTCGACCTTTGCTAGAAGGGACTTCAACTCCGAGCTGACACCATCATCCATTACAGCCTCCAGTAATTATGAGCCTTTAGGTGATTATTGCTCGTAGCTATCACAAAAACCATCCCGCCGCACATCGGCGCCTCAACCGCATCTCACTGCCGCGATATGGCGGCCAAGGAACGACCGTGCCTCTAGAAAAAACTGCTCTCGACTCCATCGATCTGGACGCCCTGCATGTCGCCGCCAAGGCCGCTGCCGAGGATGTGATCCGCTCCCACGGCTGGAAGGGAATGGTCGAAGACGCCGACCTGCTGGGAACCGATGAGCGTTACCTGGTTCTGGCTGACCCAGCCGTGGTTGCCGGGCTCATCACGGAAATCAAGGCCCTTCGGCGAGCTCTGGGCGGCATGCTGTTCGCCTTCGACGACGGCGTAGGCGAGGACTGGTCGCAAAGCGTGCTCGACTTCGCCCGTCAGGTCACCCCAGCAGTCGAGTTCAAGCCATGACCCGCCTCGCCCTCTGCCTCCTGCTGCTGGCCACCGGCGCCAGCGCCACCGAGAACGTCATCGACGTGCAGCACGACAGCCAGCGCGGCGTCACCTGCTACCTGCTGAACGGGGTCGGAATCAGCTGCATTCCCGACAGCCAGCTGCAGGCCGGCAACGAGCGCCAGCTCTCCCCGCACGAAAAAGATTCAGGGCCTACACCCGCACTGGCGCCTGGGCGCTGGATTGATGAGAGGTATCAGCTGTGAGCAAGATCGGCTGGAGCAAGGCGCCACAAGGGGCAAACCAGTACCAGCCCGCAGCCACACCCAATAACCGCCCCGTTTTTTGGCGAGTTGAAGACGGTGCAGCGCGCGAGGTGTGGGCTATGAACCCCGATGGCACCGTGCGCGACCACTTCACCTATGGTCCTGAGGGATGCCTGGCTTTCTTCCCTTGGCGCTGCATCGTCAAGCCTGTCGATTGGAATGGCGAAGGCCTGGCGCCCGTTGGTGCTGATGTCGAATGCACATTCGCTGTTGAAGACAAGAAGATCTGGCATCGCGGGGCCGTCGTTTATCGTGGCGTGCAACCAGAAGGTGACGATTTCATCGTCGTGAAGACGGAGCAGTTTTCTGCCTGCTACCGAGAAGGCGGGGGCATGGTGCGGCCGTACCGAACACCGGAACAACGCGCAGAAGAAGTCCGCAAGGTTGAAATCGCCGAGCTGGCTGATGACATATCGGCTTATCAGGATCACCAGGACCCAGGCGAGCGGCATTTCAGGTTGGCCACCTTCCTGATCGACCAGGGCTACGGAAAGCAGGTGAAGACATGTCCGACCTGATCGAAGTGAAGACGACCGACCTGGTCGGCGAGGCGCTGGGGTGGGCCGTGGGCAAGGCGGAAGGTCTGGACGTGTTCCTGGCACCACCCGGCTACAACGGCGTGCCCTGGCGCGTGTTCGCCCGGCACCAGGGCCAGGCCATCGAGCACACCAAACGCTACAACCCGTGGGAAGACTGGGCGCTGGGTGGGCCCCTGGCTGTGAAATATCAGGTCTCGCTCATCCCGGAAGCCCATGAAGGGCCCGAGGGCACTGAGATGTCGGAGCGCTGGCGGGCCAGCGTTTACTACAAGGCCGGCGAGCACTACGGCACGGACTATTGCGACACCGCCCTGATTGCTGCGAGCCAGGCAGTAGTCGCCACTGAGTTCGGCGATACCGTCCAGGTGCCCAAGGAGCTGCTGTTGTGATCCCGCGCAAAGGCTATTTACGCCGAAAGCTCGAAGCCACCCTGTTACGTCTGGCGGCCTCAATCCTCATGGGCCGCAACGTCAACAGGTCGCTGGTTGTAAGCCGGCGCGACAACAACGACATGTGGCACATGGCCGAAAGGCTCGAGTCCATTGCCGATCGCATCTCCAGCGGCTACCCAAACGCCTAACCCCTCCCCCAACCACTCAAGCCCGCCGACATGCGCGGGCATGGAGAGCTATTGCCATGACGAAAGAAGAACTGGCCGCCCAACTGAACGGCCTCGAATACCCGACCCGCATCCCCGGCGCGCTGATCGTCGCAGCACAGAGTGCTGGCCTGGTGATCCTCTGCGGAGCCAGCGACGACCTGATGGAATTCTACGGCGCCCGGCGTGAGGAGATCGGCTGCTACGACGGTGGCACCGCATTCGTCGATGCAGATGGCGTCCTGCCTGATCGCGATTGCCTGGATGGAGATGAGGAGCTCGCCGAGTACGTGCAGCGACAGAAGTCGGCCAAATCGATCGAGGCCCTGTGGTGTAAGGAAGACGGCTACAGCTGGACCTACAAGACCGAAATCCCGCACGCCACTTTTGAAGTAGCTGATGGCGACGAGCCGTATTGCCGCGGCATCGTCTTCTCTCTCACTGGGCTGTAACCCCTCCCCACCTCTGCCGCCATGCGCGGCGTGGAGACATGCATTCATGGCAAACGCAACTGCTGCCAAGGTTTCCGCCATCGCGCCGCGGTTCATCCGATTCGGCGATGCGCCTGGCTATCTCGGCATGTGCCGGGACGAATTCAACAAAACCGTAAGACCACACGTTCAGGAATTCCCGATCGGGAAGCAGGGCGTGGCCTTTGATCGGCTGGAGCTGGATGAGTGGGCTGATGCCTACATCGCCGCGAAGTCGATTGAAAAAGCCTCCGTTCAGGACAACAATCGGCCCCGCAGCGAGCGCCAAGGGAAAGCCGACAAGGAGAACCCATGGCCAAAAAGGCAATCACAGGCCTCCAGAAAATGCCCAGCGGCATCTGGAAAATCGACAAAGTCTACCGGGGAGAGCGAATTCAAGAGAGCACTGGCACTTGTGACCGGCAAGAGGCCGAGCAGTACCTGATCCACCTGCTGGAGAAAATGCGGCAGCGGAAAGTGTACGGCGTCCGGGAGATCAAGACGTTCGCCACGGCAGCGGCGAAGTACCTGGTCGAGAACAAAGAGCAGCCCTCCATTAGGCTCACAGCGCTTTATCTGGATCAGGTGGTCGAATACATCGGCCACCTTCCATTGACGCACATTGATGACGAGGCGCTGGCGGACTACATCCGTGATCGCAAGGCTGATTCAGTGATGCCAGATGGGAAGGTGAAGAAAGGCGTCAGCAACAGGACGGTCAACATCGCGATCGAGCGAGTCATTCGCGTCCTGCAGTTGGCGTGCCGAAAGTGGCGGGATGAAGAGCGCAGGCCCTGGCTGGACAGCGTGCCGCTGCTCACCAAGCTGGATGAGAAGAAGTCGAGCCGACAGCCCTACCCGATGTCATGGGAGGAGCAATCGATTCTCTTCGGTGAGTTGCCAGACCATCTTCAGCGAATGGCCCTGTTCAAGGTGAACACGGGCTGTCGCGAACAGGAGGTCTGCAAGTTGAGGTGGGATTGGGAGATCTTCGTGCCGGAACTGGACGCCAGTGTGTTTCTGATACCTGCCGAGTTCGGCGGCAGGCATGAGAACTCTGGAGTCAAAAACCGGGAGGAGCGCCTAGTCGTGCTGAACAACGTCGCCAAGTCGATCATCGATGGGCAGCGCGGCATCAGTCGGGAGTGGGTTTTCCCATACAACGGCACCGCGATGCACCGGATGAACGACTCGGCCTGGAAGAAAGCGCGGATGCGTGCGGCAAAGCTCTGGCAGGAGCAACATTTGCGACCGGCGCACCCTGGGTTCGCTTCCATCAGGGTTCACGACCTGAAGCATACATTCGGACGAAGACTGAAAGCAGCAGCCGTCAGCTTGGAAGATCGCAAGTCGTTACTTGGCCACAAAAGCGGAAGCGTGACCAGTCACTACTCCGGCGCGGAGATTGGTCAGATGATAGATGCGGCAAACAAGGTATCAGCCACCGACTCGCGTGGACCAGTGCTGACAATTTTGAAGAGGAGGATCGGATGA